TGAGCAACCACTCAGTGACCGATATGGTCAACACTAAAAATAGCATCAAGCGTGCGTTAGACAGTGGCCGACTGAATATAGCCGATGTCAAGACCGAGATACGCCAGTTAGAGGCCGAACTCAAAAAGCAAGGTATGGCAGAAGGCCAGGGCGAAGGCCCGTGGCACATCAGCCCCAGCGGTGTCAAGACCAACATGCCGCCCACAGACGACGACTATGACATCAACTATGGTCGAGATGGACAGGTGGCCAAGTTCCGTCGAGAGCAGGGCATGGACGTCAGAACTGGCAGTCGACGGGTGAAAAAAGACTGAAATGAACGAACTGGCCACGCTGATAGAATGGTTGGGCACAGGCCTGGCGGGCCTGCTGATCATAGTGGTGGTCTGGATGGTGGCTTCCTTGGTCACACGAGGCCGCAGAGATCAGGACTGGGAATAACATGCGAGTTCAGGATATAATCACAGAAACACGCCAAGGCTACTTGAAATATATACAGAGCTGGTTCCCTGACTGGCCCGACTATGTGATACGCGACTGGTTGTATTCCGGTGCCAAGGGACTGGAGCCCAGCGAGATGGAAGCCTATTTCCTTGACATCGCCGACGAGTATCCTGTGTATCGTTGGGAACTCCAGACTCTCAATCTCCGATTGGATTCCTTTGATGAGAACACACAGGCCAAGATCCTGGAACGCCAAGGTGGCAGCAGCAATCCCATGAACGTGCGCAGAGACGCCGAGCGTCACGCCACACAAGCACAACAGATACAACAGACCGGTGCCCCCAGCCAAGAGCCCATCATAGTAGTGCAACGACCCGGAGTCCGGGGTCTTGAGTTAGTGGAGGGCTGGCACCGCACCATTCAGAACATCAAAGCATTTCCCAATGGCTATCGTGGCCGTGCCTGGATAGGATATACAGAATGAGAGCCAGCGAATTTACCAACTCAAAACTGGTGATCTTCGATATCGACGACACCCTAGTCAACACCGACACTAAGGTCGGAGTCGTGAAAGATGGCAAAACCATCAAGCGGTTAGACAGCCACGATTTCACCCATTATAAACTACAGCCCGGTGAAGAGTTTGACTTTGGTGCTTTCCGTGATGCCCGAGAGTTCTTCGCCAATGCCCGTCCCATAGCACCCATGATCCAGCAACTGAAAAACGACATCGCCACGGGTAATCGGGTGATAATGGTCACTGCCAGGGCCGACTTCAACGATAGAGAATTGTTCTTGGACACTTTCCGCAAGTGGGACATAGACATGAGCAAAGTACATGTGTATCGTGCCGGCAACATACAGATGAAAGTGGCCACTGAAGAGAAGAAAAAGATCATACTCAAGCACTTGCTGGGTCAAAAGCACTACGACAAAGTCATCATGTATGATGATGCTGTGCCCAACCTCGACGCTTTCTTGAGTTTAGCACAAGACTACCCTTGGTCACGGTTCTACGCTTGGCATGTGGATAGGGCGGGTGGTGCTACAGAATATCATAGATCGGGTGCCAGTGTAAAAGAAAACTTCGCGGATGGCAAGGTCAAAGGCAAAAGCAGGCCTGGACGTGTGAAACGCAGTGGTGCCAGTTGCAAAGGCAGTGTCACAGATCTACGAGCCCGTGCTAAGAAATACGGTGGTGAGCGTGGCAAGATGTACCACTGGTGTGCCAACATGAAGTCGGGACGGAAGAATAAGTAATAGTATGAAAGTCAAAGACGTCACAGGACACAAATGGACAGCCGCAGTCACCATACAGAATCCCAACTACACGGGCAGGATCGATGTGAGTGTTTATGCGCACAACCAGGCTGAAGCACGCCAGCTGATAAAAGCCCAGTATGGAGTAGAGCATCATCACATAGGTAGCATCCGGCGTTCTCGCTAGGCCATAATCTACTGCTATAAATATCTCATGCGCAATAGATTCGTCAAACTCAACCTAGACCTGCACTGCGATTGGAAAAAGACTCCTCCTACCTATAGGCTCTATGTAAATCACGAGATGTTCACGGAACGCACTTACATCTGGGGTGGCACACAGTATCTGCAGGAGATCCTGCAACTTTCAGCACCACCTGGACGATATACTATCAGAGTAGACAACCTTGGTGATCCAGCGTGTGTGTTCAAGATGCGTGGACTCAAAGCGGAAACTGGTCCAGTGCGTGTGATAGATTCAAAAACCTTTGAGATCACTGATGAGAGCGCATGAATTCGTCATGGAAACCACGTCAAGCGGTGCCATAGCCACTGTGGCCATGCCCATGGGCGGCATGATCACAAGAGCCGGTGAGAGTGCAACAGCGGCTAAATACGACATAGATTTTACAAAGAGAAACCCAGATGCTAAGAGAAGATCTAAAAACACTGCTAGCCACCGCTTACGCCTTCGTGATCAAGGCCCAGTTCTTCCACTGGAATGTTGAAGGCCCAGATTTCGGCCAATATCATAAATTCTTTGGCAAGATCTACGAAGAAGTCTACGAAAACACCATCGATCAAACCGCCGAATATCTACGTGTGCTAGAAGAGTACGCACCTGGTAGTTTTGAACGTTTCTCGGAAATGAGCCTGATACAAGGGCAGACCAAGATTCCTCGTGCTCGGTTGATGATCACAGAACTCCTAGCGGATAATCAGACCATGATCGATCTGCTGAATCAATGCTTTGACTCAGCAGAGGCAGAAGATCAACAAGGCATCGCCGACTTTATAGCTGGGCGCATCGACGCACACGGCAAACACGGCTGGATGCTGAAATCGTTCCTGAAAGAAGATCGAGCATGAGCAAGGACATCTATCAGATCCTAGAAAGTCTTGATGCCGCACAGAAAAGTGTCAAGCAACTTCCTGCTCTGTTCAAGCCCAAAGATACAAGCCCACAGATCGCTGGCGCCTATCCTGGCAAAAATGCCACACTGGGTTATCTAGTGGGCGAGGGAGACGAACAAGGTTGGGGCAGCGAAACTGGAGATTCCGGTGCAGACGAAACACCCGATGGTGTGAGTCCTGACACACAGAGCTTCCTAGACGAAGAACAAGAATCTAACCCCATGGCACAAGCTGTCACCCGTCGTATCGTGAATCAGCATCCAGAATGGATCACCCGTTACGGCGTAGAAGCCCTGATGCAGGCCATCGATGATGTCACTGAAGGTGAAGATGATTGGGAAGAGATTGGGTCAAGTGATGTATCAGCTTATGTACATCGTGTGAAAGATTATCTAGATGACCGCATGGGTAGCAGAGAAGAGATGGATGATAGGAAGCCATTTGCCGAAGGTCAAGACAACACCATATATCAGGTGAGCCGTGCCATGCTGGACAACAATCCCGGTAAAAGTTATTTGAAGGCTTCAGAAGATGACATCCTGCGTGATGCTGCTCGGGAATTGAGTCGCATGGGCATGAGTGACATCCGGGTGCGTTCCATCATGAGAGACCCCGACTTCGCAGGCGAACTCATAGATACCTTGCGTGGGCCAATCACAGAATCCGCTACTACAGAAGATGTGATATCTACAGTAAAGAAAAAGCTAGGCGATTATCTTTCAGATCTCACCAAAGAGATCAAGAAAGATCCCGATCTCAAAGACAAGCTAGAAAAAGACATCGATCAGATCGGTCCTGCTGTGAAAACTATCAAGACCGATGACGGACACGAGATCAAGATCCACGGCAACGAAGACGATGGCTTCCGTATCACTATCAAGAACCGAGAAGCTAAAACAAGATTCAGCGACCTTGACGAAGCTGTGATGGCCTGTGAGATGTACTGCTCACGTCGTCGTGGTGCCGATATGAAAAAAGATTACCTGGAAGAAAGATAATGAACCTACTGAACCTCATCGAAGATCAGACCACGGGCTACGACAACTTGCGTGCCTTGATGCGGGCCGTGGATACCAGTTCCAAGGCCGTGCTAAACCTCGGCGGAGAAACAGTGACATTGGAGTATCCCGAAGCACGTTTCATGATGGGCAAGTACAAAGCCTACAACAAAGTGGGACGCCAGGAAGAGTTCCTGCGTGATCTTGGAGATCCGGTGCAGTTTGATCTACACATGAAACAACTGAGAGATCTCATCCAGAAACAAAAACAATTCCGTGGTTCCGTTCCTGGCAAACGTGGTGTCTCAGGAGATACTTTTCCAGGACAGCTAGAAGAAATCACGCAACCAACCTCCTCTAAACGAGACCCTATCAACATCGGCATGTTGAACTGGACACGCATGCTTCGGGCGTTCGATGACAATCGTCCCACTGTGGATCTAGAGTTCGACGGTCAAGGTCAACCTCTCACATTGTACCGTCCTCAGATGCAGGCCTTGTTTCTCCGGGCCAAGAAAATGACCAGCCAGCAACAACGAGATCTCATACAAAAACTAGCAGATCGAGTCGAAACTATCGAGTATATAGATCAACTGCGTCGTAAAGGCATGATCCCCAGCAAGCCAGCTTACAACAAGCCCGAGACTGACCCCAGTCAGATGGATCTGCCGTTCGAAGCTAAAAAAAAAGAGTCTGACGAGCTAGATCGCACCACGGCGATCGATCCCAAGGTACAGCGTGCCTTCCAACTGGCACGTGGCCGACAGGCAGCAGCCGGTAGCGATTTCGAAGCGTTTGTCAAGGACGAAATACAACGATCAGCAGAGATAGAGCAAGAACTCCAGCAGGTCAAAGCAGACAATCAAGAACAAGCACAACAGATAAACAAACTGTCTGCGGCAGTGGCCAAAGCAGCCAAAGCCGAACCCGTAGCCGTGGCGCCTAAGATCGCACCGCCAGCACCTGCCGCTACACCAACTCCCGCAGAACCTGTGGCAGCAGAGCCCAAGCAAGCACCCGCCGAGCCAGAAGTCAAACCCGAACCTGTGCCACAGCCCGTGCCGCAACGACAGCCCAGGCAGACAGCAGAACCTGTGCCTGCACCACAGGCTGAGCCTGACACGAAAGTACAAGGTCCTGCGCCCAAAGCTCAACCCAAAGGTGCAGATATTATACCATTCCCCAGTCTAGAACTACCAGGTACTGATATCAATCAAATTGAAAAACGTCGACGTCGCAAAGCAGCTGAATCTGTAGAGATCACTGCAGGTGAATTCAAAGGTCGTCATGCTACCATAATCGAAAGCCGACGCAACTTTGTCACTGTAGACATCGAAGGGTTTGGTCAACATGTATTACACGAAAGCCGTGTATCGGAAACACAAGTAGATATCAATCGTTTCAACATCAATCGAGGTGGAAACAATCCTTTGATCGACAAACGTGACTATCTTGACAAACGCGAATATCTGTATAAATTGCTGAGCCAACCAATGATGACATCTGGTGATAAAGAAATCATCAAACAGCGATTGCTAGATCTAGATTTCGCGGCAAAGAAACAAGGGCTGATCGAAAGCCTGCGTCCTGGAGAATATCATGTGGCCACAGTCACGCTGGATGATGGTAGCAAACACCAAGTCAAGATACCATTCGACGAAGGCTTCCGCGAAATGATCACCCGGCATTTCGAGCGCAAAGGTAAGAAAGTCACAGACATAGATGTTGACTGGAGTGTGCGAAGTGATCTTGGTGAAAAGAAAGATGCCTGCTATAACAAAGTCAAAAGCCGTTATAAAGTATGGCCATCTGCCTATGCATCGGGTGCCTTGGTACAATGCCGCAAGAAAGGTGCTGCCAACTGGGGCGAAGGCGGCAAGAAGAAAAAATGAGATATCGTGAGATCTTAGAATCCTGCTGGAAAGGATATCGTCAACAGGGCATGAAGAAAAAGGGCGACCGCCAGGTGCCCAACTGCGTGCCCGTGAGCGAACAGCAGATGGAAGAAGATCTCCGCAAGTGGTTCAAAGAAAAGTGGGTGAGATTCAATCCACAAGGCAAGATCATGGGACCATGTGCTAGGGGTTCCAGCAAGGAAGGCAAGCCCAAATGCTTGCCACAGTCCAAGGCACATGCACTTGGCAAAAAAGGACGTGCTTCCGCGGCAGCAAGGAAGCGTAGAGAAGATCCCAACCCAGAAAGGAAAGGTCCCGCTAAGAACGTGGCCACCAAAAAGAAATGAAAACATACATGTTTAGGATTGGTGAAACGGTCCACAATATCGTAGCGGAAAGTTTCAGTGCCGCACGCAACGAACTCAAGAGAAGACTAGGATTGGCATGAGAGACCTAATCAATCTATGGGAAGCCATAGAACGAGGTTGCCCTCCGGCCACACAGAGCATCGATCTCAATCTCCGCAATCGCAAGAAAGCCATAGATGAATACATGTATGGTCCCATGGATCCCAACGAGCCCAACGAAGAATACTGGTCCAAGATCGCCGCAGAGTGGAACATGGATGATATCGAGCAGGCCAAATCAGCACGCTGTGGCAACTGCGCGGCCTTTGACATATCCGATGACATGCTGGATTGCATAGCCAAAGGCATTGGCGCAGAACCTGGGTCAGACCCCATGGACACCATAGATGCCGGCACACTAGGATACTGCAAATTCTTGAAATTTAAGTGCGCTGCCAAGCGTACTTGCAGTGCCTGGGTAGAAGGTGGGCCAATAACAAAATGAGAGCCAGCGAGTTCGTTTCTGAAAAGTGGAGCGAGAAGTACAAACGCTCTATCAATTGTGCTCACCCCAAGGGATTTAGTCAGCGGGCGCATTGTGCTGGCCGCAAAAAGAAAGCCAATGAAGACGAACAGATCGACGAACTCACGTTCAAGGGCAGTCCGTGCACCAAAGACTGTTCAGGGCACCGAGCTGGTTATGAATGGTGGTTCCGCAAAGGACGCACTCCTAATTCCTGGAGCCAGAGTTTCAACAACGGTGCTGCCTTGGCAGCGGCAGGTAAGTGATGGACTATCCTGTGTGGCCCCAAGATGACGGCACCGACCGTCCTAAGAATCCCTATAGCCCGGTATGAAGATATCAGAAGTGCAACTAGGTCGCAGTGTTAGATATCCATTCTACGATATCTTTTCTCTGGTACAACAACGACCCAATCAACCTGGCTTGACTATCAAACTACGCAGAGACCGTCCAGCCGAAACACGCAAGTCAGGTATCTATGTGTGGCACCATCCTGATTGGGGCTACTTCTACGTGGGTATCGCAGCCGCCGACAACTTCACTGAGCGCTGGAATAAACACATACAAAAACTCCTGGATCAATGCACGTCAGCCAAGCAGATGCATAACTGGCGTGAGTTCGCTACCAAGTTCCGCACCGCTGGTTATGGCATAGATGATCTCCGAGATATCACTTTGCGATTCTTTCCTATCACCACTGTGGCAGACTTTGGCGGCGACAAAGAACAGCTCAAGACAGAGCTCAAGGCTCTAGAGACACGCATAGTCAGTCTGATCAATCCAGCCTGCAACAGAGAATACGATCCTGCACGACGCTCAGCTACGAGATTCCCTACGCAGAAACCATTGAAAGAAAGCAGTGGCTACAGCCTACAAGGCAGTTTCACTCCGGATCTGACCAAGAGCAAACTATGGTTGATACAAGAACTTTCTAAGATCCGAGATCGTGTGAGCACTGTGTATATCTTGGGTGCATGGTTTGGCAATCTCAGCTTGTACATGAAACTGCATCCTGCTGTGAAAACCGAACGTATCATCAACGTAGAAACTGATCCTGAATTTCTCAAACAGAGTAAAAGGATGTTGGATCACATCGGTGCTGCCTGCGTGGATCATATGCGAGCAGACGCTAACGACATTGACTACAGACGACTCGACAAAGATGGAGTAGTAATCAATACCAGTCTCACTGACATGGATGGACGTGAATGGTATGATAACATTCCGCCGGGCACATTGGTGGCACTACAAGCTCGTGATCACGACCCTGGGCACCAGTTCCACAGCACAGATGACATCCTCAAGAAGTTTCCTCTTGATGTTTTATACCAAGGCGAATTAGATCTCGAAGATCCGGAAACCAAATACAAAAGATTTATGGTGATAGGCATCAAACCCAACACACCTTAGGACCGCTAAGGTTATGTGTGGCCGGCTGCTGGCCTGGCCCTTGGATTCGCTACCCCAGGGCCTAGAGTGAGCATACATACTCCATGGATCGTTCATTAGTACCACTTCCTTGGCAAGGAACCTGTGCTCAAATACCCGATAAAGAATATCATTGGTTGAAAGAATTTGGCGACTCTGCCTATGCTTCATTGTATCAAGATTGGACGAGCACTCGACGAGATCTTCCCATTGGATCTGATTTATACATCGTGTCTTTCCACCTTGAAGCGATCAATGTCAACTGGCTAAAACGTCAATCTGAAATCCTAAAATCTCCTATCATAGTCCTCGCAGATGGAAAATGGTATGATCACAAGATTGAAAATGTAAGTTTTTATACATATTATTATTGGCATCGACAGATCGAAAAATTACTAGATTGGTATCCGTCTCCGTCCACTTCGTTGAAAAACATAACTAAAAAGGCCAGTGGCATTTGTTATAGGATGAATCTCAACAAAGCCATAATCACCGTGGCATTGTTGACAGAACTTGGGCTCGACGATTCTGTGGTGTCATTTGGTGATTGGATCGGAGAAGATCTAGTAAATTATCAAAAAACTGGATGGCCCAAGATTGATGCTGCCGTAGATTACTATCGTAAAAATCTCATTGGCAAAAAATTAGATCTGGACTTACCGCAAGAAAAACAATTGAATTCAACAGACACTTATTTCCAAGACATCGCATCCGATTATCGCATACCTGCGTATCAAGAATGTGCGATAAATTTTACCAATGAAAGTTTCATTTATAGCCTAATGCACACAGATGGCAAAAAATACATACATCCAGGGCCCTTCCTTACCGAAAAAACTTTCAAATGTTTGGTATCGGGCACTGCGTTCATTCCCACTGGTCAATTTGAGACCTATCACACACTTAGATCTCTAGGATTGAAATTTGATTACGGATTTGATACTTCCTGGGACCTAGATTCTGGAAACTTGTCTCGCATGACATCTATCGTAGAGCTCATTGGAATTTTCAAAACTATGGATGCACAAGACATTTACCTATCAACTTTAGAAAGCACTCAACATAACCAATCGATGATGTTCGGAGAGTTCCAAAAAAATTGCCAATCATCTAATGATTTTACCAAACAGGCAGTATTATCAGATTTCACTGGTTGACTATCCACATTTCACTGCGCTATAATCTATCAACAAGGAGAATCTTATGGACACCAAAACTTTCAACGCCGAACAAAAAGCCAAACTCACCCAGATCATCAATGAAGGCATGCAGGTCATGCACGAAGTTGAAACTCTCAACGGAGGATTGAGCGATACCATCAAGGCAGTAGCCGAAGAACTTGAGATCAAACCCAATGTTCTAAAAAAAGCTATCCGCTTGGCACACAAAGCCGAATTTGGCAAGGAACAGCAGGATCATGCTTTGCTGGAAACAATTCTTACCACCGTCGGCAAGACTCTATAATTACTGTTGTTATCAACAGCGAGTCGCCCACGACACGGGCATGTAGAACGGTATCAGCGGGCCATAAGCCGCCAGGAGAACAATGAGTTATATCGACGCACTTTTCGATCGCGAACGTGATCGCATCCATATCGTAGGACGCCGAGACGGTGAACGCTACTACGAAGAACATCCAGCAAACTACATCTTTTACTACGATGATCCTCGTGGTAAGTTCCGTTCGATCTTCAACACTCCTGTGGCAAGATTTTCCAGTCGCAACTCCAAAGAGTTTCGAAAGGAGATGGCCATACAGAAAGGTAAGAAGCTCTACGAAGCTGATATCAATCCTGTGTTCCGTTGCCTGGAAGAGAACTACAAAGGCATCGATGCTCCGCGACTACACACAGCATTCTTCGACATCGAAGTAGACTTCGATCCTGAGCGTGGATTCTCAAGACCAGAAGATCCTTTCAACCCCATCACTGCTATCAGTGTATATATGGACTGGCTGGATCAACTTGTGACTATGGTGATTCCGCCCAAGTCGATGAGCATGGAGACAGCACAGGAGATTGCTGCCGAGTTCGAAAACTGCTTCGTGTTCACTGAAGAACGAGACTTGTTGGACACGTTCCTCAATCTCATACAAGATGCCGATGTCTTGAGTGGATGGAACTCAGAAGGCTATGATATCCCTTACACAGTGATGAGAACCACTCGAGTACTCAGCAAAGATGACACACGCAGATTCTGCTTGTGGGATCAACTACCCAAGCAAAGGACCTTTGAACGCTTTGGTGCTGAAAACATCACATTTGATCTAATTGGGCGTGTACATCTCGACTACATGCAACTCTACAGGAAATATACCTATGAAGAACGACACTCCTATAGTCTGGATGCCATCGGGGAATATGAAGAGCTGGGATCAAAAACAGCTTTCGAAGGTACCTTGGATCAGCTCTATAACCAAAACTGGCGCACGTTCATCGAGTACAACCGTCAAGACGTCAACCTACTGGCCAACATCGACAAGAAGCTCAGATTCCTGGATCTAGCCAACACTCTGGCACATGAGAATACAGTGTTGTTGCCTACTACCATGGGCGCTGTGGCAGTGACCGAGCAGGCTATCATCAACGAGGCCCACGAACGTGGAATGGTGGTACCTGTGCGCAAAGAGCGGCTCACAGATGAAGACACACAAGCAGCCGGTGCCTATGTTGCATATCCTAAAAAGGGCATGCACGACTGGGTCGGTTCAATCGACATCAACTCACTGTATCCATCTGCGATCCGTGCGCTGAACATGGGACCAGAAACTATCGTAGGACAACTACGACCCATCATGACTGATCGGTACATCCGAGACAAGATGAATCAAGGCAATTCATTCGCTGCGGCATGGGAAGGGTTATTTGGAACACTAGAGTACACAGCAGTGATGGAACAGCAACGTGGCACAGAGATCACTATCGACTGGCAGGATGGAGATGAGACTGTACACTCGGCCGCCGAAGTGTGGCGCATGATATTTGACAGCAACCAGCCCTGGATGTTGAGTGCCAACGGCACCATCTTCACGTTCGAGACCGAAGCAGTGATCCCGGGTCTGCTCAAACGCTGGTATGCAGAACGAAAAGAGATGCAGAAGAAGCTCAAGGAATGCACCACCAAAGAAGACGAAGAATACTGGGATAAAAGACAGTTAGTCAAGAAGATCAATCTAAATAGCCTATATGGAGCTATCTTGAATCCTGGTTGCCGCTTTTTTGACAAACGCATTGGTCAGAGTACTACCTTGACTGGACGTGCCATCGCGCATCATATGGATGCTTATGTGAATGAATGCATCACTGGAAAATACGATCACGTGGGCGAATGTATCATCTATGGCGACACAGACTCTTGCTACTTCTCTGCTTGGCCTGTGCTGAAGAAGGAAGTAGAAGAAGGTCGCATGGAATGGACCAAAGAGATCTGTATCCAACTCTATGATGGTATCGCTGAACAAGTGAACCAGAGTTTTCCGGGCTTCATGGAACGTGCTTTCCATGTGCCGCGCGAGATGGGTAGTGTGATCCGGGGCGGTCGTGAAGTGGTGGCATCCAAAGGCCTGTTCATTACCAAGAAGCGGTATGCTGTGATGATCATCGACAAAGAAGGCAAGCGGGTGGACGTAGAAGGCAAGCCTGGCAAAGTCAAGGCCATGGGTTTGGATCTCAAAAGATCAGACACTCCTAAGATCATCCAGGACTTTCTCAGCGACATATTGTTAGATGTACTGACTGGAAGCAACAAAGAACAGATCGTAGAGAAGATCCGCGAATTCAAATATGAGTTCAAAGAGCGCCCGGGCTGGGAGAAAGGTTCGCCCAAGCGAGCCAACAACATCACCATGTATGCCAAAAAGGAAGAGCGTGAAGGCAAAGCCAACATGCCCGGCCATGTGCGAGCCAGTCTCAACTGGAATACTTTGCGCCGGATGAACTCGGACAACTACAGCATGCAAGTGGTAGATGGCATGAAAGTGATCGTGTGCAAACTCAAGTCAAATGCTCTGGGCTGGACTTCGATCGCATACCCCACAGATGAACTGCACTTACCAGTGTGGTTCCGTGAGCTACCATTTGATGATGCTGAGATGGAAGCCACTGTGATCGACGGCAAGGTTGATAACCTGTTAGGAGTGCTGGACTGGGATCTTGGCTCAGCTACGAACACTACCAACACTTTCCAATCATTGTTCTCATTCGAATGAAACTCAGCAGACTTATCACTTACAAACACATGGTCGATGGCCTGTCAGTCAAACATGTGTACGACGAGATCTTCACTCTGCTGAAACATGTCAGCACAGATCTTGATGTACAGAATATCGACTTCGACAATCTCAAGCAACATATCAGCGATAACAGAGATGAGATACTGAAACGCCTTGACGATATCGACGGTGATCTACAGAGTTTCAAACAAAAACTCACTGAATTCGTCGCAGGTGTTGAAGAACCTTATTACGCCAAGAGCCAGACTATCTACAGCGAAGGGATGAATGATGCTCCTGATTATCTGTTGGATCGCCATAATTTCAAAAAGTTGTTGTATCAACCCGAGACCGCAGAGTTTTTTGCCAGTCGGATCAAGATACATTCCAGCTGGAAATGGCCCGCGGTAGAGATACGACCAGCACATGGAGAAATCACAGACAATCTCATAGCCTGCGATCCGCTATATCTAGTAGACACCCATCCAGACATGTTCAAACATGTAAAATCTCGGTGGACTCCTGAATATCAGCGTCGATTGAGATATTATATCATAAATGAAAAAGACAAGAAAATCTTACATCAACTACCGCAGAATCAGATCGGTTTGTTGGTTGCTGTGGATTACATGAACTTTAGGCCATTGAATCTGATAGAACGCTATCTTCGAGAGATCTTTGGCGTGCTAAGACCTGGAGGCATGGCTGTGTTTACATATAACAACTGCGATCATCCAATCGGTGTTGACAATTTTGAAAATTCCTATTATTGTTATACACCGGGCCGTGAAATCAAGGCTATTTGTGAAAAGATAGGATACCGAATCACTGCCAGCTTTGATTTGGAAAACAATGTAAGCTGGTTAGAGATACAAAAACCTGGAACACGCTCTTCTTTGCGAGGCGGCCAGACTTTAGGCAAGATACAAACTATTTGAACGGAGAAAATCAATGAGAGACCATTTGTTAGATTTAGTAGGACACACATTCGATCTGGGTTGCATCGACCTGATCAAGATCACAGGTACGGACAAGCAGACCACTATCGATGGTCTCGCCGAAGATAAGAGTGTGGTAGTACAAGGTAAATTTGCCGCACCCGTGGCAGAATTCATTGGCACCTTTGGTATGCCCAATCTGAGTAAACTCAAGATCCTGCTCAACATCCAGGAGTATCGCGAAGATGCCAAAATTACTGTATCGCGGCAGGATCGCAATGGAGTAGATTCGCCCGTGGGCTTGCATTTTGAAAACAAGGCCGGAGACTTCAAGAACGACTATCGCTTCATGGTATCAGAGGTAGTGGCTGAGAAACTCAAACAGTTCAAGATGAAACCTGTGAATTGGAACGTGGAGTTTGAACCCACAATAGCGGCCATCCAGCGTCTCAAGATGCAGGCACAGGCCAATGCTGAAGAAGTGAACTTCCAAGCTCGCACCGACGGCACGGATCTCAAGTTTTATTTTGGTGATCATAGCACACATGCCGGAGACTTTGTGTTCCATCCTAGCGTAGGCGGCAAGCTCACCCGTTCATGGGCTTGGCCAGTGAAGCAGTTCATCTCGATCATGGATCTCGTGGGCGACAAGAAAGTACAGATCAGTGATGAAGGTGCTGCCAAGATCACGGTGGATTCTGGAATCGCTGTGTATGAATACATCCTTCCTGCACAGAGCAAGTAATTGATCAGAGACGTAGTACGCTACCAACCACCTTCCATCTGGGGGGTGCTGTGTATCGATTGTTGGGAAGCAGATGGCACCAATGATGAGTTCTACCATCGTGTGATACAAGAACTCCGACAATATCCAATCGGTGCGGTAGTGAATTCCACTATCGATCTAAGGATTGACTATCAAGATCGCAGTGTGTATAATACATTTAGGAACTATCTCTGGGCCGCTGATTCGATCAATACACAAGTGAATAACCGGGCTTTGCTAGACCTTGCTAGATGCGCAGGTCATCAGCAAACCAATCACGTTTTGCATGATCAACTATTCGATGATACCACAGTACATCTTACCAGCCGAGAAACATTCTTGCATCAGGCACATTATTATTGGCCTGAAATCAAGGACTGGATCGTGGTAGGCAGTGCCTGGGGATATTGCCTGCATACTGGTCCCATGGGTGTGAACACCTTGGTAGATATTCCTGGACATAGATTCCATTTCTTCGCAGATTGGAGTGTACAGGATGAAGATGGAAATCCTCCAACGCTACAAAACATACACGATGACTATTATGTGTGGGCACCAATCGATCACAATGGATACAGATTGATCACAAGAGCAAACAACCATAAATGGGCAGAGGGAAAATGGACAGAGAGCGCGACGACCTAACAGCCCAGCAGAATGACTACGCGGTGTTCCTGCCAGCGATTTCTAGTTTCTATGCTGGATACATCGGCAGAGAACGACATGGTGCAGGACTAGAACCAGATCGGTTGCCTAAAAAAATTGGCGATATGGAAGCCATGAACTGGCTGAATCCTCAGAAAGCCCTGTTTCCCTATCGCTGGAGCCTATACTCAGCCGGACACGCCAACTTGGATCTCGCTAAGTTCGATGCCAAAGAGGACATGATCCGCAACAGAGATCCCAACACCATCATGCTGGCAGACTCGGGCGGATTCCAGATCGCCAAGGGTGTGTGGCCCGGACGTTGGGCAGATCCCACAGACAAAGGTGCCGAAAAGCAACGAGAGAAAGTTCTCAAATGGCAGATGGGCATAGCCACACATGGCATGACCATGGACATACCCACCTGGACGTTCCGCGATCCCAAAGCGGCTGCGGCATCTGGTATCTTCAGTTATGATGATGCTGTGAATGCTACCAAGTACAACAATGATTTCTGGATCTCGAGTCGTTTTGGTGAAACCAAAATCTTGAACGTATTGCAGGGCGGTAATCATGCCGAAGCCGATCACTGGTATGATCTCATGAAGCACTACTCCGATCCCAACAAGTATCCCGATCGCCATTTCAATGGCTGGGGCATGGGAGGCCAGAACATGTGCGATGTGCATCTTGTGCTGAAACGCTTGATCCATCTCATCCACGACGGCCTGCTAGAGAAAGGTGTGCATGATTGGATGCACTTCCTTGGTACATCAAAGCTGGAGTGGGCATGCTTGCTTACAGATGTGCAACGTGCCATCCGCCGGTATCACAATGCCAACTTCACCATCTCGTTCGACTGTGCATCACCGTTCCTGGCCACTGCTAACGGACAGATCTATACCAATCTACGCATCGAAGATCGTGGCAAATGGTCGTACCAGATGGAACCCACAGCGGACGACAAAAAGTATGCCACGGACAATCGGTTGTTCCGTGATGCTGTGATACAAGACAAGGTGCACACCTTGTTCGAAGATTCACCGATTTCGGGTCGCATGAAGATTTCAGATGTGTGTTGGTATGCGCCCGGAGATCTCAACAAATTAGGCAAAGAAGGTCGCACCAGTTGGGACAGTTTCAGCTACGCCCTAATGATGGGGCACAATGTCTGGCATCATATCCGGGCAGTACAAGAGGCAAATCGGCGATATGATTTGGGAGAAGTGCCCGGAATGCTTGTCCGCGAAACCTTTGATCGAGTATACTTTAGAGACCTAGTAGACACTATATTCAAACAACGTGACAGGAGCAAGAGTCTTGCTATCATCGATCAAAACACCAAGTTCTGGGATCAGATCATCGGCACCCGGGGATTCACCGGAAAGAAAACCACCAACGCACACACCCAATTCAATGCATTGTTTGATGTAGAAGAAGATGATGTGCCCGAAGAAGAATTTGACCAATCCAAACTAGACGACCTGGAGAATATCGATGTATGAGAATCGTATCCGGCATCTTGAAGAGATGCATGCCAGTTTAGACAAACAGATCCGCGGACTGGAAAGTACAGGCCGGTTCAATGATGCAACCTTGGCCACATTGAAAAAACAGAAACTACAACTCAAAGATCAGATTGCAGAACTGAAGAAAAAACAATGGGAACACGATCACGAATTTATCAAGGACGACGATGATGAATAGAGCAGGACACGAATCCGCAGACTTTTTCTTCGGCAACGAAGTAGAGCATACACCAGCCCATGGCATGAAGACTTTGTTCGTGATCGGGTATCATCAACAAGAGGAAATTGACGCTGTGCTCAATGATCCTTTCGCCAGTATAGGTGGTGCTGTAAAGCATATCTTCTTTGGTGCCAATGACAGTTATCGTCCTCGGTCTGGCGATGATTATACTCGATGGGAAAACATGATCTATACATATCTGGATCGTGGATTCTTCTGTAGTCTGGATATTCCTTTCCAATACGTAGAAGAATTCCACGAGGGCGGACTGTGTGAGAGAGATAGGTTTATTCCTATCATCAAAGTGCCTATTCCTTATATCAAGCTCTGGAACTATAACACCTGTGTAAAGATCGATGATCGAGACTTCGCGGCCACTAACCCTGGTGTATGGGTACATGAGCTCAGAGATCTCATGCCCAGAGATCGATTCACAGACTGGAGCGCCTACGAAAAGGATGAAGTAGTTGGTACCCAATCCGACGGTGCTAAGGAAGTATTAGACAGCCAATATCCTGATGGCGACGGTTACTGGAGAGCCATATGAAGTGGTTTGATCAGTGGTTCGTGCGTAAATGTCGGTGGGCTTGGGATAATCGAGATATCGCCGATGTGGCTGTATCGACCCGAACATTATCAGCAAAACCTATGGTGCTAGAAGAAGATACATCACCCTGGAACGATGGTCTCCGTATCAACGTGAAAAAGATGATCGGTGGGTATGTAGTGAGTTTTCGCTATTACGATCGGATCAAAGACAGGAGCGATGACCGGAACTACATCATCACGGACGAACAGGATTTCAATGCCGAACTGGGCAAGATGATCACCATGGAATCTATGCGGCAATCATGATCTCTAATCTGCATTCTCAATCAGATTGGTTGTATGCCAACACCAATCCTAGCTCGATGTACGTAGGCAATCAGCAGAGTGCAGGCATGTTGAGATACAACACACAGAACAATCACATGGAAGTGTATGATGGTACCAACTGGATGAAGTTTGGTAGCCATGCCTCGATAGGTCTCACACGTGAAGCAGAAGAAGTCATGCGCTGGGCCCGAGACAAGATGAGAGAAGATCAGGAATTTGATGCATTGTGCAGAGAATATCCTGCCTTGCAAGACGCATATGAAAGATTACAGATCGTGAAAGCACTAGTAAAACAGGAACTACGGAAATGAATCAACAACAAAGAGAAACAGCAGAACGAATCAAGCATTCAGCAGATCGTAAGATCTGGGTCACCTTCCAGAAAGAAGGTATCCATAAATATCCTGCAGCCCTGACAGATCCTAGTCTGGCCACCGGAGATGAATATGATGTTTCGTTCCTTGGTTATCCTCATCGCCATATCTTCCATTTCCGGGTGTGGATCGATGTGTTCCATAATGACCGGGACATCGAGTTCATCCAGTTCAAACGCTGGCTCCTGTCGCTGTACTCCAACTCCTCAGGATCCGATGTCGTGCGTGATCGGTCCGTTTCCCATAATCAAGATCCAGTACTGAGTCTCGACTACAAAAGTTGCGAGATGATGGCTGATGACCTATATATACAGATAGCAGATCGTTATCCAGGCCGGGCGGTATGGATAGAGGTCTCCGAGGATGGCGAGAATGGTTGCCTGATCCGATATGAAACTCACCGCCCAAACCTTTCCGTCAACATCTAAAAAGGAACAATAGCATGGGCAAGCCCACGTTCAAACCCAATCCCCGTAGCCGTCAAGTATGGGAGGATCTGGACCGCTATCTCAACTTCTGCCGCGACTTTGGATACAAATTCAACGAAGCGGATCTCTACAACAACCGCACCTACGCTTTCCAGCAGTTCCGCAAATGGGAAGCGGGCAAAGAGCCTCGCGATATGTGGGCTCAAGATGCTAACCGCCGGAGCCGCTGATGCGTAAGTTATTCTACATGGGCCTCGAATCATACGAGGCCCGCTATACCCTTCAACTCACAGAATGGAACCGACGTGTGTTCGACCGCCGTGGACTGAATGTGGTGTATGTGCCCGGTGATACCATCGACAATACGCAATCGATCTCGGTAGGACAAGTCCTGGACGCACATGGTCGCAGTTATTTCTCCATGAGCCAGATGATGAATCTGGTACAGATGATGCGCAACGGAGAAGTCACTGACAAGGATGTTATCTATTTTGAAGACATGTTCCAGCCAGGCATCGAAAGCCTTCCTTACATCCTTGATCAAGTACCTGAGAATCAGCGTCCTCGTATTTTTGTTCGCTGTCTGGCACAGGCTATTGACCCTGACGATTTCGTTCATGTCTGGGGCATGGCGGGTTGGATGAGTACCTATGAGCGGATGGTAAACCAGATCCCCAACGTAGCGGTGTTGGCTACCAACGAAGAGATGGTAGCCCATATGCGCATCGCTGGCTGGACCGCTCCTATCTACAACATCTCAGGGCTGGCGTTTGGCAAAGGGGAAGTGCTGGAGCGAGTAGGCGGCGAGCAAAACATCCGTCCATTCAGCCAGCGCCGGATGCGTGTGGGATTTGCAGCCAGGTTCGACCAAGAGAAACAGCCTGACTTCTATATGGATCTGATTGAGATGTATCTTGCCCAAGGTCGATATAAAGATATCGAGTTTGCTGTATTCTCGGGCGGTCCATTACGCTCAAACAATCCTAAGTATCTCGAACGTGCCCAGGATCTACAAGCTCAAGGCAAGTTGAAAATCTACGACGGACTGAAGAAAAATGATTACTATGCTCTGCTCAATGATACTCGCGTGCTCTTTAATTGCGCCCTTCAAGATTGGGTTTCCAACACAGTCAGCGAAGCAGATACTCTGGGCTGTAATGTTCTATACCCTGCTTATAGGTCTTTCCCTGAGACTTTTGCTAATGACCCTAACCGACTTTACGTTCCCTGGTCTATAGATGATGCCTTTACTAAACTAGAACTCTTGCTTGACGAACCTCATCATAACATGGGATTGATATCAGATTGGAACAATGGCACAGTGGATCGCATCGTTGACATCATCACAGGCGAAGGGGAGCAATGGAATCGTGCGGGCAACCGTTATCGAGATCACGTAGCTCATGAAAAATATCAAGTTGTAAAGATCGAGGAATAACAATGAAAAACTGCGTGATGGTCACAGGTGCTTCCGGATATATCGGCGGCCAGACCATGTTGGCATTACAACAGCAAGGATTCAAGGTACTGGCAGTAGATATCAGAGTATTTCCACAGCATCTCAAGTCTGTACCAGATCTGTTCTTGCAAGAAGATTTTTCTAACAAGTATGCCCTAGATGCGATTGTAGAGCATCGACCACACGCCATCATCCATTGTGCTGGTACTAGCCTGGTAGGTCCTTCGGTGACCAATCCTGAACTATACTATCGCAACAACTTCGTCAAGACCAAAACCTTGTTGGATTATCTAGTCAAAAACAACGTCAAGGCTCGGGTGATCTTTTCTTCATCGGCTGCTACTTACGGCAATCCTGTGATGACTCCCTGTAGCGAAGAAGACCCTACCATGCCCGTGAGCCCGTATGGCGAAAGCAAACTCATGATCGAGATGATGTTGCGTTCTTATCAACAGGCCTATGGCATCGATTATGTGGCATTCCGTTATTTCAATGCCTGCGGAGCAGATCCTCAAGCACGGCACGGCCAAGAACCCAATGCCACCCATATCATCGCCCGTGTGCTAGAAAGCATACGCGATAACAAACCTTTTACGCTGTATGGTGATACCTATCCCACACCCGACGGTACCTGTGTGCGTGATTATGTACACGTGGCTGACATCGCTCGAGCACATGTGATGGCAGTGGATCGCACGGTACCTTCCAGTGTTTATAATCTTGGTACTAGCAACGGTGCCAGCAATCGAGAGATCATTGCCATGGCCGAAAAGGTCACAGGTCAGAAAGTAGACGTCCGGATTGGCCCTATACGTGCAGGCGATCCCGACGTGCTCACTGCATCGGCTGCCCTGTTCAACAACACTACCACCTGGGTTCCGCAGTACAATCTTGAAGAGATGGTGAGTCATGCCTGGGCATGGTATAACAGATGAGTTTCGATAGCATACTGAAATTTGAGCAGGAACTCGCTGAATATACCGGTGCTCCGTATGCCGTAATGACCGATTGTTGCACCCATGCCATCGAGCTCTGTCTGCGCCACGAAAAGCCTAACTGGATATCGTTCACCGCCTATACCTATCTCTCCGTTCCAATGGTCATGCACAAGCTCGGAATCACATATGATCTGGTCAATGAAGAATGGGTGGGAGAGTATCGATTCCATAATACTCGTATCTGGGATTCAGCACGTAGATTAGAGCGAGGTATGTATCGAACAGGGCAAATGCAGTGTTTGAGTTTCGGTCGAGGAAAGCCATTGGAAATAGGAAGATGCGGTGCAATATTGCTTGACGACCCACGGGCGTATCGTGTATTATTAGAACAACGCTATGACGGTAGAGATCTTTCTATATCGCCTTGGCAAGATCAGAAAGTTTTTAGAGTGGGCTATCATTACAAGCCCACTACAGAAGAAGCAGAAAAAGGTTTAGAATTACTACCAACAGTTGATGAACGGCCTAAATATGTCTCATATCCGGATCTAAGAGATATCCGGATCGTTGACTAGCCATCCTCGGCTCTAACTCGGAGAAAGTATATGACAGTAAAATTCAATGAATACGCAGTAAAAAAAGAAAAAACACTGGCGCAGGCCATCCGTGAACGCATGAAGTCAGATGGAAAAAGATTCTGGGCAGGAGATAATATCTCCGACTATGTAAACGAAGGCGCCAAACAACTGCTGATCAATGAAGCCACTGATGCATTTGAATTGGTGTTGGACAGTCTCTTGATTGACAGAGAAACCGATCCCAACTCCAAAGGCACCGCCCGCAGATTGGCCAAGATGTATTTCAACGAGATAATGGCAGGTAGATATGATCCAGCACCCGACTGTACAGCGTTTCCAAACGACAGCGAAGACCGCTATGAGGGCATGCTTGTGGTTCGCAGTGAAATTCGCAGTATGTGTAGTCATCATCACCAACCCGTTGTTGGGGTTGCTTATATTGGCATTTTGGCTGCAGAAAAGCTGATCGGACTCAGCAAGTATACTCGTATCGCACAATGGTGTGCTCGCAGAGGAACTCTGCAGGAAGAACTCTGTAATGACATCGCTCGTGAGATCATGCGGGCCACTGATTCGAAAGATGTGGGCGTGTACATCCAAGCCACCCATGGCTGTTGCGAGAACCGCGGAATCATGGCCCATTCTAGTCTCACCCAGACAACCGTTTTGCATGGTGCTTTCCGGACGGACCCTGCTGTGAAAAAAGAGTTCACAGATAACATCAAATTACAGCAGGATTTCGCACCCAGATAACCATTTGGGTTGACATCAAAATCCATTTTATAGTATCATAACACTGATCTAACAACCTGGGAGGTTCCCATGCAGTTCCGACAAAATCTAGTGGCCGCGGCTGTGGCCATGGCAGTTTCGGGTGTGTATGTTACCCCGGCCTTTTCGGCATCAGCACCCACGGTAGTGTCTGTACGATACAGCACTCAAAAATCCGAAACTATCTTGAGTTCGGGCACACCGAAAGTAACAATTCGAGAAACTACCGACAGCCGAATCGTCAAAAACAAAGACGGTAGCCAGATCCGTGAACGCTATCGTGTGATCTATACCATCACCGATACTCCAGTACAAAAACAAGTGACCACGTATCGCGTGGCCACCGAACGACTCAGCAATGGTCGCACACAAGTTGTCCGTACTGTACAGGCAGTGGCTACTGTAAATGCCACAGATCGCAAACAACGTACTGAACGCATTCTTACATCGACTGAAGTGCTGGTAGCGGCTAAGACTGCTCCAGTAGCCTCACCTGTGGTCAGTCAGCCCACGCTAGACTTTGATCCCAAGACTTATTCTGCTCGGACGTATTATGGCAATAATCCAGCCTTGGGAACACCCACTGCGGTACCCAGCCATGATCCCACGTTCTACTTGACGCCCGAAGCCAACAACGGTGTGATCGCTGGTGTCAATGCCAACTATGCTTATGCACGTGGATGGACCGGTAAAGGCTCCACGATCATGATCATGGACTCGGGTATCGACGTCAACAATCCCGACTTCGCAGGCAAGATCAAATACTCAATCGATTACACTGGCAAAGGTCTTCAAGACACCAATGGACACGGTACCCATGTGGCCGGTATCGCGGCTGGCGCCCGCAACGGAGTGGCCACTCACGGTGTGGCTTTTGATGCAAACTTGGCCATCGCTAAGATCACCGACAACGGTACCGTGGGCATGACCACTGCCCAAAAGGCCCTGGCCTGGGCCGGACAGTACAACGACATCGTAGTGGCCAGCCTCAGCGCCAACGTGAACTACAGCGCCGACTACAAATCAGCCATGACTTACAAAGGCAATGGTGTGTATGTCAACACTCACAAGAACTACGGTGGTGCCAACTATTACAACATGGAGAGGCCTGAACAATGGGCCGCTGTGTTGCCAAAGGAATTGGTACTCACAGTGAGTGCTGGTAATAGCAAAGATGGATATGTCCAAAATCCGGCTACATTCGCCACTGCTACAGATGACAATGGCAATCTATTGCTAGGCGGACGTATGCTGGTAGTAGGCAATTGGAATGCTACCTTGAACCAAGTGGAAGGTGCAGCCGCTGGGCATGTGTGCAAAGACTACACCAATAATACTTGTAATGATCGCTATCAGACCAAGGACTTCTACATCTTGGCACCAGGTACAAGGATCACTTCCAACTCCATCGATGACGGAACCAAAGTGATGTCAGGAACCAGCCAGGCCGCTCCTGTGGTGGCCGGGGCCGTGGCTATCGTACACCAGATGTGGCCCTATATGAAGGGCGACCAGACTGTGCAACTGCTACTAAAAACAGCCAACAAGAACCTACCAGGGTACTCAGCAGAGACCATGGGTGCCGGTATGCTGGATCTAGATCGTGCCACACGCCCTGTAGGAAACTTAGGCATCTCGCTCACCGGACGTACCGGAACAGCACAACCCATCTCTGGATCAATCAGTCTGCCCGGAGTGGACTCGGCTGTAAAGGGTGCATTGAGTTCAGTCTCAGCAGTGGATGAATTCCAGAGAGACTTCACCGTGGACATGAGCAGTCTGGTCACTAAAAATACCTTGATATCAAATCCCGCTGTGCTGGATCATGCACCGGGGCAGTCTTGGTCGGCCAAATATGCCGGAGTGGCCACCACACACTTCCAGGGATTTGCTGTAGGCCAGGTCAATCGCAACACTTCTGTGAGCCTGGATAGCCGTGCGTTTGGCTTGCAGAGTCCATGGACACATCAGATAACTATGACACAAACCGAAGTGAATCCATATGTACAGTTTTCAGGTTCGTGGGGTTCGGTGAGTGGTTCCACTACCATGGAATACAACACCACTTATCGCAGTGATCAATCCTGGTGGGCGCAGGGCGGCGTGATGCAGACCACTACGCAATTCTCTCCGGGCATGGTCAACCGTGTGGCACCGATCTATGCTGTGCATGCCGTGGCTGGATACACACAGGATGGGTTTAGCCTGTATGGCGGAGTGAAGCCTTACGTGGTCGCCGGACATTTGGATATCACTGTTCCTACTTCAGTAGATGCTGATGGTGTGATGCGTTATTCCAACGTTCGAGCTGATCTCAGCCAGAACCAACCAGTGGCCTATGTTGGCACAGGATATCAGATCGTTGATCACAAAGGCAACAATCGACTGAGCATGCGAGCCGTGGTCGATCAGGCCGGTGTGTATCAGACTGGTGTGCAATATTCAAGGAGCTTCTAATGTTTTTTGACAATTATTATGTTGCCAAAAGTCAGGGTCGAGCACCATGGGATGAGTGGGTGCGCGAAGGAATGACTTATATCGTATTCCGAGATCGTTATCCTGTGACCCAGGGACATCTATTGTTTATCCCCAAAAACATCGATCCGGTTTCCATGATGAGTACTTTGTATGAAGCGTGGTCAGAAGGACAGACCATGGTCGATCGAGGAGATTGCGATGCCTTCAACATTGGCATGAACATGGGTGAAGCCGCAGGACAGACCATAATGTATCCACATGTTCATCTTATCCCCAGACGCAAAGGTGATGTCGAAGATCCAGTTGGAGGAGTAAGAGGTGTGATTCCAGGACAAGCCAACTATCGCAAAGAAGGCTATCGGCAACCGTGAGATCGATCATCCTGGTCCTGGCGTTGATATGTGTGCCCGTGATGGCCAAAGATCAACGTCCAGCCATTTGGCTACATGATATCACTAAAAACGAAGCGGTAATTGCCAGCGACAGCAACATACCCAAAAGTATTGCCAGCATCACCAAGATCATGACTGCCATAGTAGCCCTAGATCATGACCGCAACTTGGATCGACGTATCACCGTAAAGGCTGGCGGTAAATTACCTGCCGGATTTCATACCCGACGAGATATCATGCGGGTCATGTTGATCCGTAGCGACAATCGTGCTGCCGATGCCTTGGCCGCTGATTTCCCTGGCGGAGAACGGGCCTTTGTCCGGGCTATGAACCAACGTGCCCGACGCATGAATATGAATGCGGCTCGATTTGTTGACCCATCAGGTCTGGGCGCAGGCAACATGGCCACTGCCGGTGAAGTGGCCGAAATGGTCAAAGCCTCAGCGCTCTATCCGTTCATCGTTGAAACATCGGTACAGAAACAGGCCCTGTTTGATATCAATCTCAGGCAACGAGTGCGCACCATCGAACTGCATAATACCAACCAACCTTTGCTGTTTGAATTTGATGAAATCATGATCTCTAAGACCGGATTCACCTCGGCTGCCGGCTGGTGTGTGGCACTCATGGTGGAGAAGAAAGGTCGGACGTTCATAGTAGTGGTCTTAGGTGCCCGGACCAAGCAAGAAAGACTTGATATCACACGAAAAATCGTGTATAATCAACTCAAGGACATAGAAGTAGATTATCAGCTGGAATTATTACCTTGGTATCGTCGTTTATTCCTGGATTGATCGACAGCGATAAATATACGTCTATTATGACTCAAGTGGACTCAGGCATTCATCCCACTCTAAAAATTCTGCATGCCATCAAACTTGCTCATTCAACAAAGGAGACTAGAGATGGCAAATTACGTATCAACAAAAACTTATGGCAATGACAGAGGTCTTTCATGTTGTTTCCGTCAATGGCGTAGCACTCACAGTCATTGCAGTTTATTGCATGGCTATAGCATTGGCATTCGTCTTGTATTTGAGTCTGCTACCCTTGATGATCGCAATTGGGTTATGGACTTCGGTGGACTAAAGGCCTTCAAAGACTGGGCTGAATACATGTTCGATCATACCTTAGTCATCGCCAAAGACGATCCGCATCTAGACATGTTCCTAAAAATGGCCGAACTGGGTCTGCAGGATCAAGGCGGTGTGTGCGACATCCGACTGGTAGAAGCAGTGGGCTGTGAGAAATTCGCAGAACTGGCCTACAATGTGATGGCAGATATCCTGCGCACATTCCAGCGCGGTGAAGAATGGCATCACATCGGACTCGATAAGAAGAGTTATGATGCTAGATATCCAGTGGGACAAGGTGTGCGATTGCGCTCAGTGGAAGTATTCGAACATGAAGGAAACTCTGCTGTCTATGAAGGATGAACCGAAAAAACTAGTGCATCGTCCTTGGTTTGCAGATCCCAAGTACGAGATCTCTGTATTATTACCCACCCGAGGCCGACGTGAGGCACTGAAATCCAGTGTCATGAGCTTGATTGATCGGGCCGCTGATGTTTCAAAAATTGAAATCTTGTTGGCAGTAGACGACGACGATCGAGATACTCAGGAATGGTGTCGTGCCAATATCTTTCCAGAGATAGAAGCTAAGGGGGTAGATGCGTTGGTGCTGGAATTCAAGCCACTGGGCTACATCCGATTGCATGAATATGTGAATCTCTTGGCCAAATACGCACAAGGGCGTTGGTTGATGTTTTGGAATGACGACGCCAGGATGATAAGCGAACACTGGGATCAAAAAATCACAGAGCACAATGGAAAGTTCCTGTGTCTAAGGATGCCCACTCACCGTTGCCATCCCTATGCTATCTTTCCTATAGTGCCCAGAGAGTGGTACTATCTGTTTGATCGACTCAGCGCACATCAACTCAGTGATGCATACATCAGCCAAGTATCTTACGTCGCAGGTATCATGCAGAATATCGATGTAGAAGTCATACATGATCGATTCGATCTCACTGGCAACAACAACGACGAGACCTACAAAAAGCGTCCTATGTTGGAAGGCAATCCACAGGATCCTCGAGACTTCAATCATGACTCGAGCCGTAGACAGAGGTTAGAAGATGCCAACAAGATCGCATGGTATCTCCGCGCCACTGGTCAAGATACTTCTTGGTTCTCTCGGGTGGCTGCCGGAGAGCAAGATCCTTGGGAGTATATGTTGAGCAAGGAACAAGATCCCAATGCGCAAGTAAGGATCTACTCCTGATGGATATCAAAGAACGCATAGAATCATACTGGAATCGCCAACCTTGCAATGTAGGGCATAGCACAGAACCCGTGGGTTCAGAATCCTACTTTGATGCTGTCACAGCCAAGCGTTATCGTGCCGAACCTCACATACTAGACTTCGCTGGTTTCCATCTCTGGAGAGGTCGACGTGTGTTAGAGATCGGTTGCGGAATCGGCACCGATGCGGAACAATTCGCCCGGCACGGTGCTGAATACACTGGCATTGACATATCTGAAGAGAGCCTGCATCTCAGTCGAGAGAGATTCCGAGTATATGGATTACCGGGAGATTTCCGCTGTGGTAGCGTGACTGATCTTGATTTCTTGAAATCTCTAGGTGAGTTTGATCTTGTTTACAGTTATGGCGTGCTACATCACTTTCCTGGCATGGACAATCACTTATCCAATATCTCTTCAGTCATGCACTCGGGCAGTGAACTGAGGTTCATGGTCTACGCCAAGAATTCATGGAAATATGCCATGATACAGAAAGGTCTGGATCAGTTCGAGGCACAGGCAGATTGCCCATACGCCGAAGCTTTCACACGACAAGAAATCACAGATCTCTTGGAACCTCTTTATCATGTAGAGCGCATCCGACAAGAACATTGTTTCATGTACAATGTTTCTGCTTACAAGCAAGGACGGTTTGAACTCGAACCTTGGTTTGAAGCCATGCCCGAAGTCATGCGAGCAGCCGTGCGTGAATATCTAGGATGGCATCTATTAGTGAAGGCAAAAAAACGATGAAGAGAGTGGTTTACATAACAGGATGCCTTGGTTTCATGGGCATACATGTGACCCGAGCATGTCTGGCAGCCGGGTTCAAAGTTTTAGGTGTGGACAAAAAAACCTATGCCAGCAACGACTGGGCTCTAGTCGAGTTTCTGCAGAATGAAAATTTCCGTTGGTTGCACCAAGATATCAATGACATAGATCGTCTAGTAGACTGTGATTACATCATAAACATGGCTGCAGAGACACACGTTGATAATTCCATCATGAGCAGTGGTGTATTCCTACATTCCAACATCAATGGCGTATATCGATTGCTAGAACTAATAAGACAGATTCCAAGATATAAACAACCTATCTTGCTACACTTTTCTACCGACGAAGTCTATGGCGATATAGCCAGTGGTAGCCATCGAGAAACTGATCTTTTGTGCCCTAGCAATCCTTATTCGGCCAGCAAGGCCGCTGGCGACATGTTGATCACCGCCTGGGCACGAACATATGATATGAAGTACGTGATAGTGAGACCTACTAACAATTATGGTATCGGTCAGTACGTAGAAAAACTCATACCAAAATCTATCAAATATTTAGGACTAGGACGATTGATCGATCTCCATGATCGCGGAGAACCTCGCCGAACATGGTTGCATGCATCTGATACTGCACGGGCAGTGTTGACCATCATCAAGTCAGAGGCTGTCAATGAAATTTATAACATCAGTGGCAATGTAGAAATGGCCAATCACGAAGTTATCAAAAAAATATTACATCTTTATTTCGGAGAGAATAAAGACGACTGCTGGTTAGACTATATCATAGATAGCCAACGACAAGGACAAGATATTAGATACAGTATCAATGACAGCAAACTAAGAACTCTGGGTTGGAAAGCAGAGGCCGATTTTGATCAAGAGCTGGCACTGATAGTGGAACATTATAAGACACATTTCATATGGTAAAAAACTATCTAGTATCAGCGGTACGTCCTATAAAAACCAAATGGATGGACAAACAAGGCCAAGACCTCCATAAAAACTATCTCACTATGTATGAGATGAGCTTGGCATCATTCCGTCGCTTGACACAAGAACCATTTGAATCTATTTTATGGACTGAACCGGCTGATGATAATGAACAGTGCAATCGGATGAACTGGCAAGCCATACGTGATCTTTGGCAAAGCGAACCATGCAATATATTCTGGGCTGGTGCTGACACTTTTATGACAAAATCTACCAGTGTGTTCTCTGATAGATTCAAAGAATATCGTTTGTTCAATTACACAGACCCAAAAAGTCATCCCGACTTTGCTCATTATTTCAACGATGACATACAGTACTATCCGCACACCATGGATGATCGAACATGGAAGATAGGAGAAAATCTCTGGAAATATTGCCAGGGGCATCCTGAACAACAATGGGGGTTCGATCAACTCCGCCATAATTCTATGTTCTGGGCCCAAGATATACCCGAGGAAGATAGATGCTATCCTGAGATGGCCTACCAGGCTTTTGCCTTGCGGGGCGATCCAAACGCCATCCCGATACTGAATAAATGGAATGGCATCGACATAAATGACGCACACATTTTGCATTTCCATGCCAGCCGTGGCAGCGATCGAGTGATAGCCTTGATGAAAGATTTATGTAAACGAATGGGAATAACCGTATGAAACAGATCTTAGAACAAGTAAAAGAATACATCAAAGAAAAACAATCCGCTAAGACTTGGACAGCGGGCAAAGACTTCGTGAACTATGCTGGAGCTTATTACGACTCAGATGAGTTCGTAGCCGGAGTAGAGAGTCTTCTCAAAGGTTGGCTAGTGATGGGAGATGCCGGCTTGAGATTTGAGCGAGAATTCCCGCGGCAGTTTGGCAAGACTCACGGTATCTTGACCAACTCCGGATCGTCCAGCAATCTCTTGATGATGAGTGCATTGACATCTAAACGTGGCCACAACTTGCCCAAAGGTACCAAAGTCTTGATGCCCATCGCAGGTTTTCCTACCACGCTGAATCCCACACTGCAGGTTGGATTCACTCCGGTATTCGTAGATATTGAGCTAGACACACTGAACTTAGATCTTGACCAAGTTGAAAAAGTGTTGAGAGAACAGCCTGACATACGGGTGATCACTTTTGCACATGTGCTGGGTAACCCTCCCAATATGTACCGACTCATGGAACTGGTGCGCAAGTATGATCTCATCCTTTTGGAAGACTGCTGTGATGCGTTGGGATCCACCTACGACGGCCGCCCGTTGGGTTCTTTTGGTCTCATGGCATCCTGCAGTTTTTATCCCGCACATCATATGACCATGGGCGAAGGTGGGTATGTGGCCACTGATGATCCTGGAACTGACGTGATCTTGCGTAGTTTTCGCGAGTGGGGTCGTGGCTGTTACTGTGTAGGACCTGAAGCCAACAAACTCAAATGCGGAACCTGCGGTAAGCGTTTCAACAACTGGATTCCGACCTTGCCCGATGAAATCTTCGACCACAAGTATGTGTATGACGAAATCGGGTACAACATGAAACCCATAGAAGTACAATGTGCCATGGGTCTCGAGCAACTGAAGAAACTGCCAGAGATACATCGCCTCCGTCGTCGGAACTATGGTCTGCTGTTTGATATCTATTCCAAGTACGAAGAGTTCTTCCATTTGCCTAGAGCACAAGCCAAATCAGATCCCAGCTGGTTCGCATTTCCTATAACGATACGCAACGGTGCACCATTCACACGGAATGACATCGTGGATTACTTAGAAGAAAATTTGATCCAGACCCGGCCTTACTTTGCCGGAAACATCATGCTCCAGCCTGCCTACAGTCATCTCATGGATCCTGTAGTGGCCAAGAACGATTTTCCAAACGCCACACACGCCATGACACACACCTATTTTCATGGAACTAGTCCTGTGATCTCTGAAGAGCAGATCGCATACATCGGACAGATAGTTGATGGATTCATGAGTCTGTATCTATGAAACGTGTGTTGATCACTGGTGGAAACGGTTTCATCGGTGGCAATCTCATGCGCTTCTTGATATCTCGTCGGTATCAGTGCTGGAACCATCATCGCGGCACAGATCTCGATTTGTTATTAGAACAGGTCAGACCTGATATCATCATCAATTGCGTAGCCGAGATCTATGATGTCGATCTGATGTATGATGTCAACGTGGGAATGACTATGAGATTGATCGATTGGTGTAGGTACAACGGTAGCCGCATGATACAGTTTGGCAGTTCAAGCGAATACGGAAACCATGGGTATGCTACTACCGAAAATCATGTACTACGTCCGGAAAATTCCTATGCAGGTACCAAAGCGGCCGCTACCATGTTGTGCCAGGGCATGGCAAGACAGCATCAACTTGACATAGTGATCATCCGATTGTACAGTCCCTACGGCCCAGGAGAAAAACCGCATCGTCTTTTCCCAAAACTGTGGCAGGCTTTTGAAAAAAATCGACCGATGAAACTAGTGGAGGGTGTGCATGATTTTTCACACATAGATGATGTGGTAGTGGCCGTGAATCTCGTGATCGAACACAAAAATCGTGAGCCAGGAGAGATAATAAATCTATGCAGTGGACAGCAACATACCAACAGTCGGGTATTAGAAGAATTCGAGAAATACTATGGACGCAAGGGCCCGATAGACTTTGATTCCACAGTGATGTCTACTCCCAAGATTTGGTGCGGAGATAATTCTGTGATACGGAACAAGTATCAGTGGGAACCAGATTTTGATCTCGAGAGCGGAATTTATAAATTCATACAGAATGCCTATTATGAATGAGTTAGAAAAAAGAATCATCGATATCAGTTATCACGAGCGCATTGGACATCTCAGTTCCAATCTCAATGCGGTAAACATCATCGATGAGATATATCAGGCTAAAAAAGAAAAAGATGTATTCATACTGAGTTCTGGACATGCTGCCTTGGCTTGGTACGTGGTTCTGGAAAAATATCAAGGACGCGATGCACAAAAACTTTTCCATGACATGGGAGTTCATCCGCATCGGCAACCTGGCACAGATATCACTGTAAGCACCGGTAGCTTGGGCATGGGATTGACAGTGGCCGTGGGATATGCGTTGGCAGACCCGCACCGAGATGTTTACTGTTTGGTTAGCGACGGCGAATGCGGTGAAGGATCTATCTGGGAAGCTCTACGATTTATACATGAACGCAAGATCAAGAATCTGCATGTGTATGTCAATGTAAACGGCATGATAGCCTATGACACGATCGACCGAGATTATCTTATCGATCGATTGAAATCATTTTTACCCGGCATCAATATCAGAGAAACTGATCCACCTTCGTGGCCCTGGGCCCAAGGTGTACTCACTCACTATTACGTTCTCAAACCTCAAGACTACGAAAAACTATGCGAAAATTATTCGGCGAACTGATAAAAAGGGCCATGGACCAAGATCCTCGTATATGGTTGATCAGTGGAGATCTTGGATTCGGTGTTCTCGATGCAGCCAGGCATGCACACCCTGACAGATTCTGCAATGTAGGTGCGGCAGAGCAATTGATGCTGGGAACCGCAGTGGGTTTGACACATTCTGGCAAGATTCCAGTGTGCTATTCTATCACTCCTTTTGTGATCTTTCGGCCATATGAATATCTGCGTAACTATCTCGATCACGAACTATGTCCGGTAAAACTAGTAGGAGCAGGAAGAGGACAAGATTATGGTCATCTTGGATTTAGTCACTGGGCAGATGACGCTAACCGAGCATTGGACGTTTTTCCTAACATACAACAATTCATGCCTGATACCGAAAATGATCTGGTCGCAGATTGGTCGGATTGGTTATATTCAGATCGCCCAAGTTATCTAAATTTAGTAAGACAAGTTTGACAAATACCATTATCTATCATATAATAACACAATGAAAAAAGTCTATGTAAGTTGGAACGATGTACAACGCCAGGTGCAGGAACTGGTGCGCCAGATGTGGCAGGACCGTTGGGTACCTGACTATGTAGTAGGTATCACAAGAGGTGGGTTGACTCCGGCTAATCTCATCAGCCAATATCTTGATGTACCAATGGAAACACTCAAGGTCAGTCTGCGCGATTCAGGTAACGATTGTGAAAGCAACTTCTGGATGGCCGAAGATGCAAATAGCAACAAAAACATTTTGATCGTGGATGACATCAATGACTCTGGAGCTACACTGAACTGGATCCGAGACGATTGGGGTCCGGAAGTGGAATGGGGCCAGAACGTGCGTGTGGCTGTTCTTTACGACAACGAAGCCAGCGACAGCATCCATACACCCGACTATTCAGCCGAAGACATCAATAAGGCAGCCGATCCACAATGGATAGTATTTCCCTGGGAAGAATGGTGGAGACGCTGGAACCCCGAGGAGCAACACCAGTGATCCAACCTCTGCGCGATGACCTAATGGTTCAACAGCAATTACCGGATGGATTAGGCAATGTCAATGGTGCCTGGCAGCATATGGTGGCTGTAATCATGCTGAACCAGACCGGCAGGAAACCAGTAAAAACGGTATTGCCTGTTTTCTTGGATCGCTGGCGCACTCCGGGTGCTTTCTATCGTGCGTTTACCTATTTTGATCAGGAACAGGAGATCCGAGACATTATCTGGCCTTTGGGCATGGTCAATGTGCGCTACAAACGGTTGTGCCGGATGACCGAAGACTTCTTGACTTGGGACCACGAAGATGCTACAATGTTATATGGCATCGGCAAGTATGGTTCAGATAGTTATGAGATCTTTTTCAAGAACAACTACGCTGTGGAACCCACTGACAAAGAATTACGAAGGTACTTAGATGAAGAAATATTCTATACATAACATCGGTGGTGAAGTAGTCAAAGACAACGAAGTTTATTTGTTGAAAGATAATCACGATCTAAATAATCTCATCCTGAGTTCAACGCGGTTGTACCGGAATCAACAGACAAGAGGACACAGACATGAGGGGCAAGAAGAAGTGTATTTTTTCGTGCAAGGACGTGGGCACATGATCGTAGGCGACGAAACTGATGAACCGTTTGCTGTTGGACCTGGCGATGTTGTTCTCATACCTGATGGTGCATTCCATAGAGTCATAAATGATGGTGATGGTCATATGTTATTCAATTGTGTGTTCCAAGGCAAAAGGAATCATTGATGGAAAAGATTACATACACAGAAATATTTTATAGTTTACAAGGTGAAGGTAAGTGGGCCGGTGTGCCCAGTATCTTCTTCCGCACTTACGGATGCAACTTCCGTTGCAAGAAGTTTGGTCGTCCACGCGATGAAGTGATTGAAGGCCATAATCCAGAAGTCGTAGATATTATCCAGATGGTCCAGCAAGATCCTGAACGCTATAAGGAATTCAAGGATCTGCCTCTGGTCACAACAGGCTGTGATACCTATGCATCGATCTACCCTGAGTTCAAGCGTTTCAATAAACAGAACGACGTGTATACTATCGCAGAAGAGATCCATGCTCTGTTGCCCAATGGTACTTGGGATCAAGACTGGAGCGATCAGATACACTTTATCATTACCGGTGGAGAACCGTTCCTGGGATATCAGCAACTGTATCCCACCCTGCTCACACTGTTACAGCAGAAGGGTCTGCGTGATGTCACTATCGAGACCAATGGCAGCCAGGATCTCTATCCAGAAGTGCGTGACTATTTCTTTGAAGACTTTACCAGACATGGCAGAGACTATGATCGCTTGACTTTCAGTGTGAGTCCCAAACTGCCCTGCTCAGGCGAGAGTTGGGAAAATGCGATCCAGCCCAAAGTAGTAAAGAGTTATGAGATGGTAGGTTATACCTATCTCAAGTTTGTCGTGGCCACACGCAAAGACGTGGAAGATGCCGAACGTGCTGTGGCAGAATATCGCGAAGCTGGATTCGGTGGTCCTGTGTATCTCATGCCAGCTGGTGGTGTGCCACAGGTCTATAATCTCAACACACAGGAAGTGGCCACATTGGCATTAGAACGTGGTTGGCGGTACAGTCCCCGTTTGCAAGTTGACATCTGGCGCAACGAATGGGGTACATGATGTGGGCTATAGAAGGCACACTGGAACGTGCTCTCAGGCTCTTGACAGATCAGAATGATTTTGAACGCCGGGCCCGATTTGAATATTGTTGGTGTCTATGGCCGCGCCGCTGTTATCGGACTGGCCGCAGAGTTTGGGGTCGAGCAGTGCGAGCCGAAGCCATATGGACTGGGCCCGGGGATCCTATCCTGGAACGACGATGGTTGCATCGACACGAGGGCGTGATCATGATGTTGAAAAAGCTGGAGACATGATTGTCAAACAAGGCCAAAGGACGCAATAGTTACGATACCAAAACTGGCAACGTAGTAGTAGAGTTCTTCAACAGAAACGTAACTCCTTATCCCACTGAAGCCGGCGGTCCTAAGTTTGACCTCATACCTGTAGAAAAACAAAAAGACATCATGGTCAATGTGGCCAGGATGCATGCGGAACAAGAATACAACCGCATCTTAGAACTAGTAGAAGTTCTACAACGACAAGCCGCACAGATCAAACGTCGCATGGACGTCACTGACATGGTGCACCAAGCCTATTACCAGTTCCAGACCTATCACGGTCAGTGCTATTGGTTAGCCCGTGATCACATGCATGAAGGACGTTTGATATTGGCAACGCTAGGGCCCACGGACTGGAGTTCCAGCGCACCAGAATGGTATGAATATATCTGCAAAGTAAAGTGGTTAGGTGATTACACTTGGGTTGAAGTAGACGAACAAGGAAACATACGAGAATGACAGTGATGTTCAATGGTTGCAGTTTTGTGGAAAACAGCCATCTCGAGTTGGAAAGCGATCAGTGGCAGGAACTCTATTGGCCTGCGTTGGTCTCACCCGAACATGATAACATCGCGGCGTCAGGTGCATCCAACACACGCATCTTCCGCACCACCATAGACTATCTCTACACTAATGATCCTGACACAGTGATCGTAGGTTGGACCGGCTTGGACAGAGAAGAACTACCTTGCTCCAATGGTGATCGTATGCGATTACGCAATGATTGCACCAGCTTTGAAAATGATCAGAACAGTATGGCTGGTAGACAGTTCCACGAATCATGGTACCGAGACAATCACAACGACTGGTTGAGTTTTGAACAATTTTTGAGATATATCCTGATCGTGCAGGATCTCTGCAGATCCAGAGGTGTAGTATGCTGGATGTTCAATGCGTTCTGGCACAACTATATCGCATATCCTAGCCAACCGTTGGAATTCAATTTCAACATCGTCGAACAAAAACATTTCAACAAGCATCTACAAGATCTACATCATGTAAAAAGTCTTATCGCGCAGATAGATTTTGAACAATGGATCTGGCCGGCAAAGACCACTCTGTCTCAATGGGCACAGCGCCAAGGGCTAGAATTTGAATCAGGAGGTCATCCTTCATTGTCTGCCCAGAAGATCATTGCTGATTACGTGATTTCCAGGATTCAGCGACCTGCTTTGATAAATTAGTAAGAAAGGTAACAAACAATATGGGAATATTCGATCTGTTTCGCAAAAAGTCTACGGTGCCCCAGCCTCCCGAATCAAAAACCGAAGAGGCACCAAAGACCGACAACGGGAGCGCAAAAAAAGCAAAAAAATCCCCCAAGGAGTTGGCTACCGAACGTGGCGAGCCTTACATAGCAATCCTAAGCATGGACGTAGACCCAAATGATATCAACTCCGGGGCATTTGAATTTGATTGGAATGAAAAATTTATCGCGAATCTAGCTCGTGCTGGTTACCAGGGTAAAACTGATGCTGACTTAGTAGACCAATGGTTTCAATCAGTGTGTCGTAACGTAGTGCTAGAAACCTACGAGCAGATAGAAGCGATCAACAATTCCAGCCGTTATACGCAGAGCCGTGATATCGGTGATGGGAGGAGAGAAGTTTCGTGAAGTATGATTGCTTGGTCATCAATGGTGATAGTTATTCTGCACCCACCGAATTTCCAGTCTGGGGAGATTATCTAGCAAAAGATCTGACTCTACCGTTGCACAATTTAGCTGCCGTTGGAAGCAACAATAAAAGAATTCTTAGAAGCACTATTGAATTTTTAGAATCGGATCCAATGCTAGGGAAAAAGACTTTTGTTGTCATTGGTTGGTCTTTTTTGAACAGACAAGAAATATGGTACGATGGTAATGACAAACAACTTCTTTCTCGGGCACCGGATAATTCTGACAGAGATCAAAATTCCAAACTAAAATTTATCACCTTGGACTGGATACTCGGCACCAAGGATGAAGATCAATACCACAAAAGCCTTGTTCTCAACATCGAACAACAATGGAAAAAAATCATAGTGGATTTTTACACTGATGTTTTCCTATTATCACGGTATCTACGATCAAAAAACATAGACTATCTCTTCTTTAGCGCAGCCGACAACCAAGACAGCGATCCTTATCATCATCAGCCTGCAACTGATCTTCATTTATGCTACAGTGTGCTCAATGATCCTCATATAAAAAATCTACATGGTTTTTGTTTGTCGCATTGGGCAAGAGACAATGACCGTGAATGCAGTAGCACTTTTCATCTGAGTGAAAAAGGACATCATGAATTCAGCAAAATTATAAAAGGGTTTATATCATGATCTTCAACCACATCAAAGAACTCAAATCTGAGGGTAAGAAGATTGGCATCACATTTTCTACCTTTGACATGCTACATGCTGGCCACATCGCCATGTTGGCCGAGGCTAAGAATCACTGCGACTATCTCATCGCTGGATTGCAGACCGATCCCACTATCGATCGCCCAGATACTAAAAACAAGCCTGTACAAAGCATCGTAGAACGCCAGATACAACTGGCCGCTTGCCGTTATGTGGATGAAGTAGTGGTTTACCAGACTGAACAGGATCTAGTGGATCTGCTGTTGATCCTTCCGCTTGATGTGCGTGTGCTGGGAGTAGAATACGCCGAAAAGGATTTTACCGGACGCAAAGAATGCCAAAGCCGCGATATCGACATCATCTTCAATGGCAGAGATCACAGTTTCTCCAGCTCTAGTCTACGTAAAAGAGTAGCAGAAGCAGAAAAAATCAAAAACAAATGATATTATATGTGAATGGTGATAGCCATGCCGCGGCAGCTGAAGCGGTAAATCCTCATGCTTTTGCCGAGGACGATCCTGCATTGTTTTACATGGGTCGTGCGCCACATCCGGCCAACATGGCAGTGAGCTGGGCTCGTCTGTTAGCAGATACATTCAAAGCCACTCTCCATTGTGATGCTGAATCTGCATCTAGCAACAAACGCATACTAAGGACTGCACGAGACTGGATCGACCGGCACGAAAATGATTGGCATCGTACATCGATGATCATATCTTGGAGTACTTGGGAACGAGATGAGTGGTTGATCGATGGCACATATTATCAGATCAACGCATCTGGAATCGACGATGTTCCTGAGAGTCATCAGCAACAATACAAAGAATTCGTGGCATCAGTGGACTGGCAAAAGGCCACCGAAAAAGCACACGACGAGATCTGGCGATTCCATCAATATCTAAATAGCATCAATGTCCCGCATGTATTTTTCAATGGCAACAATGATTTCTCTAAAATCAAAAATCGTCAAGACTGGGGATCCAGCTACATCGGTCCCTATGACCCAGAATCCACGTATTCGGCCATATTGACCAAAAAAGGTTATCAGACAGTGAGTCCAACTAGCTGGCATTTTGGTAAAGATGCCCATAGCTTTTGGAAACAATTTGTGTTACAATACTGTATCAAACACAACTTGGTCTAGACATGCGCTACTTACTGATTGATACTGCTAATATGTTCTTCCGTGCCCGGCACGTGGCTTTCCGGGCCGAAGATCCATGGGAGAAGGTAGGTTATGCTCTGCATATCACTCTGGCAGCAGTGAACAAAGTCTACAACAAATTCCAAGCAGATCATGTGGTGTTCTGTCTCGAAGGACGTAGCTGGCGCAAAGATCACTATGCTCCTTACAAACGCAATCGTGCCGAGGCCCGTGCCGCGCTCACTGAAAGCGAACAAGAAGAAGACAAGATGTTCTGGGAGACCTTCGATGCGTTCAAAGACTATCTCGCAGACAAAACAAACTGCTCCGTGATCCGACATCCCAATGCCGAAGCAGATGATATCATCGCACGTTGGATCGACTTGCATCCCGAAGATGAACATTTCATTATTTCCTCTGACACTGATTTCGTGCAACTACTGTCAGAGAACGTGAGCCAGTACAATGGTATCACCGATGAACTGCTTACTGTGAAAGGTATCTTTGACGCCAAAGGAAAAGAAGTCATTGACAAGAAAACTAAACAACCTAAAACCATTCCTGATCCGGAGTGGCTGCTTTTTGAGAAATGCATGCGTGGTGATGCTAGTGATAATGTTTTTTCCGCTTACCCGGGCGTACGAACCAAGGGTACTAAGAACAAAGTGGGTCTTCAAGAGGCTTATGCAGACCGAGCCGCCAAAGGATATGCATGGAACAACTTGATGCTACAACGCTGGACTGATCACAACGGCGAAGAGCATCGTGTGCTAGATGATTACAACAGGAATCGCAGCCTGATCGATCTGCGAGCACAACCGCAGGAAATCAAGGACATGGTTGATGCCGCTATCCGCGAGCAGATCAGCCACAAAGACATCGGCCAAGTTGGTAGCCACTTCATGAAATTCTGTGGTAAATACCAGCTGAATCGTATCAGTGAAAACGCTGATCAGTTCGGCCGGTGGTTAAATATGACTTATCAAGGAGCACTAAACACATGATCTTGGCAAAACCAGTGGTAGCAAACAAATATTGGATCCTGAAAGAAAATGATCAAAAGATCGGTACTGTAGAGGCAGCGCCGGGTGGTTTCACTGTACGCATGTACAATGACCAGCAAGAATTCAAAACCATCCGCACTATCAAGAACAAGACCAAGATCACCTTCGAAGAACCACCCAAGCGTGTACGATCCACAGAAGGGCATGAAGTCAATGGTTTTGCCACAGACAGCATGCCTTACAATGCCATATATGATGTACAGCGCCGATTGCCTATGTTTACCAAGAAACGCAAGTCAAAATCTTGGTTCGCCGCAGGCTATTATCGCATCAAGATCAACGGACACTGGAGCACAGAGTTCTGCCCCAAGCTAATACTTTTACAACGCTACGAGTATCAAGGTCCTGCTCGCAATCCCGACTCGTTCACTTTTGCCTGATGAGTGGTCTTTACATCAAACGATTTATAGATCGTTTACAATCGTTTGAGAGCCGAGGTACCAAAGATTTTTCTTGCCCTATACAGGATGCCAAAAATCTTCATGCTGACATCACCAAACTGTTGCTGGATTTAGAGCAAGCTCGTGGTCAACAGCCAGCTCAAGAAGAAGTGATCAAAGTACAGATGGAGGGCGGTTCTTTTTAAACTACTCAGTTTATCATAAATAAACTGGAGAGATAATTATGAGCCGACCCAAACCCAAAGTATTAGTAGAACTTACCAACAAACAGAGTTATAAGACCGAACAGGTGCTGGCCTCTGAGGGTATCTGGGCTGTGTTCTTTGAAGACAAGCCCATCAATCTCAAGACCTCAAACTATTTGGTACAGTATCCTGGACCCAAATACAAGAAAGTCAGCTTCTCCAATCCCGGGCATGCTATCAATCTAGCCAAAAAGCTCAACACACAGTTCCGTACCGACAAATTTTCTGTAGTATTACTGCGTTCCGGGGATAGGATCTATCCCGATGCACAACAGAAAACTTGAGATTGTACAGCGCCTGATGCCTCAGGTGCCTATGGAATACCAACAAAGCATTGATTCGGCCATGATCACATGGTGGGCCAATATCCGTCGTGATGGTGGACTCAGGTTGACTAATCTAGGCTATGAAATGATGCACGATGTATTGAAACTGGAATCTTGGCAACTGGATCTCAGTGATCGTCCAAGGCCTGCTCTTACTAAAAAACTGATTTTGGCCATGGATCGCAAATTAGAATGGCCCTACTATCTTGATTTCAATCCTCGAAAGAAACACAATCGCGTGATATTTTTTTCCAGCCGAGAGGCCATGCTGGCCACTCTGTATGGTGATCTAGAAAGTTTTCTCAAACAGTTGGGCTAGATCTCTTTCGGCACGCTGGCGTATGCTTTCGGCATATCCACCCATGAGCCACTCGAAATTCCGATCAACCTTTTCTTTCACAGCATCAAGATCTATGTCTTGGCGCAATCTTTCAATGTTTTTGCCGACGGCCGAATACATCCTGGTATCCTTGGTCTCTGTATCATAACTGAGATCAAATAGTTCATCATAGTTCTCAAATCCCAAGGCGGCCACATCCTCGTGGCAATACCTATGTCCGATACACATGAAAGGATGCCGTGCGGCTATGGCCAGCAAAGTCTTTTCTGTGACTATACCACCCACATCTTGATATAGGCTTTCAGTCAAGATCGAACTACGGGCACTCTGGTACACAGGCATAAGTTTGACAAAATTGTCCACATTGTTGAAATTGTATGCCTGATAGGGATGTATATCTATGGGATTGAAAATACTGTGGCTGACGAATCCTGATGGTTCATGACGGAGTAAGTTATAGACTTCCTGCCGATATTCACGAGCACGCCCATTGAGACAGATCCAGTTATGCTGAATAGACTTATTGTGTACATCCTTCCATTCTGCCCAACGAGCTCGGAGTTGATGTACCAGCTCAAAACTGTGGCTAGCAAAGTTTACTATCTTGATGTTGCCTTCATAGATATCTCCCAATCTATGATCCCACGCCACGAAGATGATCTTGCTCTGTTGCTCGGGTGTGAACTGCTGTTCTAACCAATGGAGCTCTACACAGAGATTTCCAAAAAAATGTATGAAATCTTGAGCGTGTATCACCAAACGGAAGTTCTTACGATTCCAACGCTCTTGTGGTATATCCGGAAGATTGATGTGCCAACGGCTAGATACTATGGGTCTACCCAGAGCACAGGGCATAAATTCCACATCAAGTCCGCGGGCACGGAGCATGGTAAGCATGGATTTGTTGAAATTGGGTTCAGTGTAGTTGGGCACAGCGGTTGACCAATAAATGCATTTATCTTATAATTGTTGCAAAATAACAACACCGCAAAAACAGTAGGTTAGTACACACTAACTTACCCAAAATCCGGGCGGTTGACCAATATTTCCGTTTTTGGTATAATATATGTATGGACAGTAAAAAAGCACCCCGGAAAAAGCGAGTAGATCGTACCCACATCATCTACAAGATCATGTCGGGCACGGACTTCTACATTGGCGTCACTGCCAAGACCGAAAGCACTGTACAGAAGTCAGTGCGAGTCCGCATGAATAAGCATCTGTATCGTAGCCGTTCTGAAAACAAGAGCTGGGCACTCTACGATGCTCTACGTGATCGTGGACCCGAGTGCTTCTGCTACACCATCGTGGCAGTGGTGCGTGGCAAAACTGAAGCCCATCAACTGGAGAGAGCTTTGATCCGCGAACTGCGACCCAACCTGAACACTGACGTGAGAGTGAGAGCGGCATGATCGAAAAGTTGATCCGGGACGGCCAGGTGGCTGTGCTGTATTCGCCGGGCTATGGTGCCGGATGGTCGACATGGAATCCGGAACGTTTCGAGGAGATGTTGTTTGATCCGCAGATCGCGGACATCCGAGATCGGGGCGACGCAGACTGGGAGAAAAAGGCTCAAGCCATCGCCCTGGTCAAGTATCCTGACGCATACCTCGGCGGCTTGGAAGAACTCCAGGTGAGATGGTTGCCAGTAGGCACCCAATTCCGCGTGAACGAATATGATGGCAACGAAGAACTTGATATCAAAGAACAGATGGATTGGATCACAGTGTGATTGACCAAAAATTGCAGAAATGGTATAATATATGAATGAATTTGAAGTTATGCTGGTGCAGAAAGATCTGCAAGACAAAGGGTATCACGATTACCGACTCCAGCCCGGCAACGACTGTGTCTGGGCTTCGGTCCGCAGTGGATTTATGTGGTTAGACTTTTATTATATTTTCCGTGAAGGGCGGATCGCAGACATACAGGTAGATTGACATGACCAAGATCACAGACAGACTCCGAGCCCGTAACTGGGTAGCCAAGAACAATCGCAATCGTTCGGTGAGGCATCGTAGTGTCCGCGACTATCAGCGTCAGCCCAAACATCGTAGCAAGGAAGAGTCATGAAGATTGGATTTAGTTATAGCCGGTGTGTTCGCGACATTGTGGACGGCAAAGTGGACATGGATGACGTGCTAGTCATCGTCGCCCGCACCAGCTTTGATCCCAACGACGATGAGCAATGGGCCGGCATCTGGCATGGTTACCGTACCCGGAACGGTTTCAGCAATCCTGAATGGGAACATGCCGCTGACAGCGACCAAGAACGATATCGATCAGTCAGCCAAGAACTCTACGCGGCAGGTAAACTGCACCAGCCCAGGAAATTTGGTGCCCATCCTCCACGCACGGCTCACATATGGGTAGACACCGGGCCCATCGGTCATGAACTCTACGCCCAGCCTGATGCTGTACGACAGGCCTGGGATCACTATCTCACTCTATCAGCACTGACGAAAGGCGAATCATGATCGAACTGCAAGGACTCACTCCGCTACAGGTCGAACTCTGCGACAAGATCTGGAGCATGGAAACACAAGAAGAGATCATGGTTTGGTTCGACACATTGCCACATCGCATGAAGATCCAGGCACATGCTATGATATACATGATCATGGCCGAGCTGTTAGATCAAGAAGAATTCACAGCAGAAGACCTCGCATCTGTGCGCAACATCTTGGAGCAATATCGATGATACAATATCAAAACGTCAAGGCCTATGCCGATGCCCGTGAGCGTTTCACCCGAGAACGCTATAGCTGGCGCAGTGACAGTCATACCCGCGACAGCGATCGCATGGTGATGTTTACCACGGAGAGCAGAGCACAGGAAGAAAGTTTGCTGAATCTCGAGCATTTCAAAGTGCTAGGTCGTGCCCATGACATGCGATACCTAGTGATCACCAGAACCAAGATCCAGTTTGTAGGACATGATCATTTGGAATTGATACATCGTTCTGTCGCTCGAGATCCGTGGTGCGAAGAGTACAAGAATGAACACCACGATCGTCCACCAGACATGAGTACGGATACTACACCTCAAGGTGGTGTGCTACATGTCCGGGCCTACAATCACGGCTTGGTGCTCAAAGAGCAGTACGGAGTGTACGACCTCGAACAAGATCAGCGCATCAAGAATCGCGAAGAGATCATCCGACGCTTCTGGGACTACGGATTTGCCACTTGGCGGGGTCGTCCTCCTTCAGTGGCGCAACTGCGCTGGTCTGGCCCTCGTGAGCACTTGGAACATCTCACCAAATTGGCTGACCAATACTGGAATGATCAGTATCGTGGTCGAAGCGAAGTGGCTAAAAAACTCACTAGTGCCTATCGTAGCATCAACCGTTACGCCGCATGGCCGGGGGCTTGGTGATCGATTACTATTATGAATTCAATGACGGAGCGACAGTGTTCGATCAGCCTGTGAGATATGGTCTCCAACGAGGATATCATCCAGAGGAAGCCGACCAATATCAGCAGATGCTCCACAGTCATTGCTATATCCAAGCCAAAAAGATCTGGTTAGAAAATGCCAATGGTATGATATTGGTTCGTCAGGACGGGCGAGACGTACACGAACGTATTGATCCAAAGGAAATGACCTGGATCAAATTACTTGCTCGAGAACTGTAGATATCGTATAATGATCATATGGGCCTGTAGCTCAGTTGGTTAGAGCAGGCGACTCATAATCGCTTGGTCGGGGGTTCAAGTCCCTCCGGGCCCACCATATAACAAAGGAACGCTATGAGCGAAAATCCAAAAAAAGTACACATCACCTTCGCACCTGGTGCGTTTGATTCATTTGACGGCACTCAAGAAGAATTAGATGCTTTGGTTGCTGAAATCGAACGCATGGCCGAAAGCGGTGAGTTGGAAGATAATTCCATCGCTATAGACAGCGACGACATCCTAGACAACATTACAGAAGAAGATCGCGAACAAATCATGCAAGCCTTAGCTGATATGACCCAGAGTGTAAAAAGGAAACTGCAATGAGCGACGAACGTTTTTACCGCATCACGCCCTTGGAAAAGAAAAGCGTGGAATATTTCGTGGATGTGTTTGAACGCATGCCCGATGGCTCCATCCGTGGTTTTGATGTCACCGAAATCTATCGCTGGGGGCAAGGCTTCCGCGAAGAGGATGATATTCCCTGGCGATTTGAAACCGAAACCAACAACGGAGTCCATTGCAGGCCTGAAGTGGGTTGGGGCTGTGAGCTAGACGACCTTTGCGGGGTATATGTAAACTTCAGTGACGGATTCACCGATGCCGAAAAAGCGGAGATCGAAGCCCGTTGCCAGGGCGAACTCGAAGACGATGAAGGACGCTGGGGCACTGCTTGGATCTATGATGGTGATCATAACTGGGAAATCGAGGACGACCATGTGCGAATCATCGGTCCTGTGAAGATTGATCTAGTAGATGCCAATGGCTATGGTGATAGTGCTATTATCGAAGCCAATGTCCAACCCTACGACAACAATGAGAAACAAGGTAGCACAGATTGGCCGTTTCCCAACGAAAACTAGAACCAACTGGGCAGATGGACCTGGATATCTGCCAGGTTCCCTGGATCGTGGAAAAGGTTCGCACTTCTGAAGAATACGCCCGGAAACTCTACGCGGCCATGTGCAACATACGATGGCAGTATCAAGAAGTTATGCCGATCTTGCAGGACCGATGGTGGACCGTCAGCTGGCGCAGTGCCGGCGGCGTAGTCGCTGACATCCGAGGTGAAGGCGACTACCTAGACTGGTACTGTTCTGGCAACGAAGGTCGTGTAGATCCAGAAATAGCCGAAGATATGGCCGCGATAGGCTGGCACTGGTCGGAATGGCCTGACGAAATATTGTCTTGATTTATTAGAATTTCTAATAAGCGCCATAGAAAAATAATATGGAAAATACCTAAAAATTAGCTTGACTCTATGATATATAGTGTAGTATAGTAGAAACACTGAGACAGGGTGTCTCAACTCTCCCCAACTAACTAAAAGGAAAAATGCAATGAGCATCATCAATACATCTGTGCCTGAATTCCGTACTCAGGCTTACCATAACGGTAAATTCGTAGAAGTTTCTAACGAAAGCATCCTAGGCAAGTGGAACGTGTTCATTTTCATGCCCGCGGCCTTCACTTTCAACTGCCCCACGGAGATCGAAGACGCTGCCGACAACTACGCCCAGTTCCAAAAGATGGGCGCAGAAGTCTACATCGTCACCACTGACACACACTTCAGCCACAAAGTCTGGCATGAGACTTCGCCTGCTGTTGGCAAAGCCAAGTTCCCTCTCGTAGGCGACCCTACCCACACAATGACCCGTGGCTTTGGTGTACACATTGATTCAGAAGGACTCGCCCTGCGTGGCACATTCGTGATCAATCCTGAAGGCATCGTCAAGACTGCTGAAGTACATTCTAACGAGATCGCTCGCGACATCACAGAAACCTTGCGTAAACTGCAGGCCGCTCAGTACACAGCCGCCAACCCCGGTCAGGTCTGCCCTGCCAAGTGGAAAGAAGGTGCCGCTACCCTGACCCCCAGCCTGGACCTCGTAGGTAAGATCTAACGATGCCTTTGGACTCCGCTATCCGTAGCCAACTCGAGCAGTATCTCAAACTGCTCGAGGGTCCTGTTGCCATCACAGTGCGTGCCGGTGTAGACGAGACCAGCCAAGCCATGCTAGATCTCTTGCACGAGATCGCAGGCATGACTGACCTGATCACCATTGAGCCTGGACAACTGCCCCGTAGTCCCAGTTTCCGTGTGGGCGACCGCATCACGTTCGCAGGTGTGCCCACTGGGCATGAGTTCACCAGCCTGATCTTGGCACTCCTGCAGGCCAGCGGTCGTAAGCCTAAAATCGACGACAAAGTGATCGAGCAGATCAAGGCCATGCGTGGTGAGTATCGTTTCGAGACTTACATCAGTCTCACTTGCCACAACTGCCCTGACGTAGTACAGGCACTCAACACCATGGCTGTGCTGAATCCTGGCATCTCGCATGTGATGATCGACGGTGCGGCTTTCCAAGAAGAAGCCACCAATCGCAACATCATGGCTGTGCCCAGTGTATGGCTCAACGGTAAATCGTTTGGATCAGGACGCATGACCATCGAAGAGATCCTGGCCAAGTTAGGATCGGCTGCAGATGTTTCAGACATCGATGGACGCGAGTATGATGTGCTCGTAGTAGGTGGTGGCCCTGCTGGTGCCAGTGCGGCTGTGTACGCTGCCCGCAAAGGCATCCGCACTGCCATCGTGGCTGAACGTTTTGGCGGCCAGGTCATGGACACTATGGGCATCGAGAATCTCATCGGCACCCGATACACAGAAGGTCCCCGGTTAGTGGCACAGTTGGAAGAACATGTCAAAGAGTACGACGTGGATGTGTTCAACCTACAGCGAGCAAAGCGTATCGAGAAGAACGGTCAGATCAAGGTAGAACTGGAATCAGGTGCCACTCTCAAGTCAAAGACAGTGATCATCGCCACAGGTGCTCGCTGGCGTAATCTGGGTGTTCCCGGCGAAGCGGAGTTCAAGAATCGTGGTGTAGCCTACTGCCCACACTGTGATGGACCGTTGTTCAAAGGAAAACACGTGGCTGTGATAGGTGGTGGCAACTCAGGTGTGGAAGCAGCCATTGACCTCGCTGGTATCGTGGGACATGTTACTGTGTTCGAGTTCATGCCCAAGCTCAAGGCCGATCAAGTGCTACAGAACCGACTCAAGAGCCTGTCCAATGTTACTGTCCACACCAACGTGCAGGTCCGAGAGATCACAGGCAGCGAAAAAGTATCTGGAATCCAGTATGTGGAGCGCGACACTGAAGTAGAGCAACATCTAGCCCTGGAAGGCGTGTTCATCCAGATTGGTTTAGTACCCAACACTGACTGGTTGGAAGGTGCTGTGGATCGTACCAGATACGGTGAGATCATCACGGATGGTCACGGTGCCACTACCATGCCAGGTGTGTTTGCAGCCGGTGATTGCACCAATGAGCCCTACAAGCAGATCATCATTTCAATGGGATCGGGTGCTACTGCCGCTTTGGGTGCTTTTGATTATTTGATACGCAATTGATCCAAAAACCCAGATTTTGGTAAGGTTATTTCTATACGCGGTTGACAAGATATAAATAAACTCATACAATAGATACTATGATGACTCAACAATTATCACTCATATCGAAGATGCACACATGTCCAGTACAAGGCGGCCTACTACTATGGCCCTCTTTTGGATATACCCGTGCCATTGAGAATAGTGATAGTGGAGGGTCCAAGTAGATCGATTTGTAAATTTCTAATCTACAAGGACCCTGGACTAAACACCCAGGGTTTTTGTTTTATAAAGGATATGATGATAGAAGAATGTGAATTTGGATGTGAGTGCGATGTAGCAACAGAGTTCCAGCCGTTTAGGACGATTTTAGATCCCGAAGATCTCAATCGTTTGATAGCAGAAAAAACAGCCAGGGCTCAACGCTGGGTCGAACTCCAGGACAAACTAGGTGGACAGTTCGAGACGGATTGATCTACCAAGCGCCAGACACGCAACGAGGGCTAGATGCGGCGCTATACAAGAAGCACTAACGGGCGGACAGGATACATGAACTCTGTGGCGATAACGCAGACTGTAAGACTCCTGGGCAGGGTATCAACCCTGTCATATGGTTGACCACAAAATCAGTTTCTTGTAGACTGTGTTCTGTGGTACCATATTGAAGCGCATTGAGATTCGGAATGATCAACCGCGGCAATGCAGACAGCAGGAGATGAGCGACCTGTCAGTGTGCTTCAATATGGTAAGACCGAGTTCCAGTGCTGGTGATGTACATCAGCCCACACCATTGTGGTAACAAATGGGGATCGACACAGGCCATACAGGTGTCAGGTATTTGTCTACACCCATGGTAGACATGACGGTGGATCACGACCCAGACGGGGGCCGGTGGACTGAACATCCCGGTGGCCCGTCACTATATTGAAACACATTGCTCTCAGAACACAGAGCATCCGCGGAGAGGACCGATCACGTTCGGCTGCACGGTCGCCGACTCAGTAGTGTGTTTCAATATGGTTTATCGTGGGCGAGCGGCGAAGATGGTGAGTGTCGCGGCGGACTGTAAATCCGTTACTTAGGAACCGTAGGGGGTTCGAATCCCTCCTCTCCCACCAAAGTTTCATGCACCGTTAGTGTAGCGGTCTATCACGTCGCCCTGTCACGGCGAAGATCACGGGTTCGATTCCCGTACGGTGCGCCAAAAATATTTCGGTCAGACATCAGATCTACAGTATATACTATATGAAAAAAACACTCACGATCGCCTTTAGTGGCGGAGCATATGGTACCTATCTGGAATGGGCGTTGAATACTATGATACTCGACGACGATGCTGACAGTCCTTTTACGACCACTGGTCCGAAAAAAGGAAATAGTCATAATTCAAAATTTGGCAATCATTTGTTAGATATGAATGGGTGGAGAGATTATCGAGATAGTGATCAAGATTTTCTCACTGCTAGATTTCATCCTAAAACACTCCAATCTGAAAGTTTAGTTGATAATCTCAATGAATTACTAGATGGTACCGAAAAAACTGTTTTGCTTTATCCAGATGCCAAACATGAATTACTATGTATCAATAATTACATGACCAAAATCTGGACTGGAGACTTGTACAAAGGTCCATTGAAAGATATAAATTTAGATCTGATTTATAAAAATTTTCCTGTTTCAAGAGAAGTTACTCCGGAAAATGTTCCTAGATGGATAAAAAGAGAGCATCTTAGTTTTTATATGATGGATGCCTTTAGATCACAACTAGAGTGGTTTTTACCGGACCATTGGTCTAACGAAAGGTGTCTTGTAATTTTCGTTTCAGATTTATTGTATAATTTTGAATCAACTATCGAAAAAATATTCTTGTTCTGGAATAAAACTCCTAAGAAAAAAATAGAATCAATGATTCCATATCATCATGAAATGTTGAGTTTACAAACACATTTAGGCCAAGATCAGATATGCGATCAGATCATCGAATCGATAGAAAGAAATATTGATACGTTCCAATGGGAACCATTACCGCTGGCAAGTGAAAGCTGGATACAATGGAAACTAAGAGAAAAAGGATTCGAAATTAGATGCCACGAGCTAGACATCTTTCCTACCACTACAAAAAATTTGTCTGAACTTCTTTACAAATTTTGATTATTATTCATTCCAGATTAGCTCAGCGGTAGAGCAGCGGACTGTTAATCCGTTGGTCCCTGGTTCGATCCCAGGATCTGGAGCCAGTTTTGCTCCTATAGCTTAATGGTAAAGCTCCGAGCTTATACCTCGGCGATGCCTCTAGATGAGGGGATGATCCTGGTTCGAGTCCAGGTGGGAGTACCATGTCTCGGTAGTGTTCAATGGCAGCACGACAGTCTCCAAAACTGCTAGTGGGGGTTCGAATCCCTCCCGGGACGCCAAAATTTATGCAACGGTGGCGGAGAGGCCCAACGCAAGGGACTGCAAATCCCTAAAACCGTGAGTTCGAATCTCACCCGTTGCTCCAGTCTGGAAGTGTGGCAGAGTCCGGTTTATTGCACCTGTCTTGAAAACAGACGTGTCGAAAGGCACCGTGAGTTCGAATCTCACCGCTTCCG